AAGTTATTTATCTATATATTCCTATAAGAGGAAATATATTTTTTTCTATTACTCATATTCAAAATTATTTATTACTCCGTTATCTACATACATCAAGTTCATAAATTCCTTTTTCTTTAAGTCATCAAATGGGTTTTCTACATCTTCGTCCGTGGTAAGCCTTTTCATGCCGTAAAATCTTGTTCCGCTCGTATCGTAATTATCAACTGAACCGAGAGCCAAACAATATATTCTAGTTATTAACGGCTGTTCGGCTGCAAAAATGCAATTTATAAATTTGCAATTTTCTTTTGTAAAACTATCTTCAATATTTATAAGTTTATTAATAGTTGTATTAGCAAAGTTCTTCATATAGAAAAATGTATTTCTACATTCTATGTAAGAATTTTCTAATACGGAAGATGGATTTGCTCCGTTTAATATATATGATATTTGTGAATTTCCCTTATCGAAGCTGATTAAGGAATTAAACATCTTAACTCTTGGAAAATTAATTCCAAACATTCCATAATATCCGGATGAGTCATCTCTTTTTATTACGCGAGCCCTAACTCTATTCAAAATAGTATTTTGCTTGTCTTTTATTCCTAACAAACAGCCTATATCTTTTAGTGTTATTTTATCACAATACACTTCTGTCTGCATTTTGCTTAAACCTAAAAACTGTTCGCCGCCTTCTGCATAAAAGTTTTCTACAAAAAGTCTATTGTAATAATAATTAGACGTAACTGTACCAGTATGACCGCTAATTAACTGACCTTTATAGTTGCCTTTTTTATCATGCCCTAATAAACATTTGCAATTAGATATTATAATATCAAAAGCATCTTTTGTTTGTGAGCCAAGAAAATAGTGGTATTGATGTCCGATAGCCCATTCGCTTTGTATTGTACAATTATAGAAACAGGCTTTACCGAAAAGTATTCCATGATGCTGGTGGTCACAAGCTACACAATTTTCTAAAAAAATATATTCACTTCCATTTATAGGGAAGCCATCTCGCAAACCTCCGCCTCTGAATTTTATATTTATGAGGCTTATATTTTTGTCATTGTAGCGTAAAGGGAAACCACCAAAATATCTTGTTCCCTCGATTGTATGGTTTGACGGACTATCTGATAATGATATGTAATAATAATAATCGCCCTCTTCCCATCCGTCTGAATACTTGCCACAATTGCACCAGCAACTATTATCCGGGTTTTCTTGCAAGTACGTCATTGCGGCAGTTTCCTCTAAATTGGCGTGGTCATAAACATCATCAATTCTATGCCCGTCTACATATATCATTGTCATTCCTCTCTCAGCAACCGCGCTATACATGTGGACAGGACATCTGTATATCGTATTATATCCTGCTACCTTTTCCCACGCTGTTAAAATAGAAAGACAAGTAAATGTCGGTAAATCCTCGGTGTCAAATCCGTAGGATTCAAACCGTACTGTATCTAAGTTATCTATCACAGTATAATCGTCCCTAAAAACACTACCCCTTTTAAATCTTACGATACACTTATTACTTATAACCTCTTTTAGCTTTACTAAAGTTTTGATTGCTGTTTCGGGTGTCAGTCCATTGTCATCATCTGACCCCTCGTTATTATCCACCCAAATTACATTTTCACATCCAACTAATTTGCTATCCACATAAATTGCTCTTTGAGCAAAAAATCTTTCTGCTGTATTTAGGTGGTCATAAACTACGGATTCATATCGTATTTTGCCCTCTTTTAAGGCATTGGACATATCAACCAATCCCGTTTCAACAACTTCTTTCGGTTTTGTATCATCGGGCAATGTTAAATAGGAATTATCTTTATATTCCGGTAAAAGGACATTACGTCCTACCAACGATACTTCTGTTAATGCTTCATTCTGCATTCCGCTGTTAGCTACGGATTTGTCTGTTACAATCCTAACAAAACAATCTTTTGTCGGCGTATAACTATATAAAGACTCATCATCTCGTGTTGCGGTTTCAAAACGTAATAAAACTTTATAGGCATCATAAATCGCAAAAACGCAAGATAATGTCCTATATGCTTTATAATTATAATTAAAGTGATAATATTTTACACCTTTTTTTAACGGAATAAAATGATTAAAAGTAATATCATATTCAACACGTGTACCGTCCGGGCGGCCTTTTATGTAGCCTTGCTTACAATCAAGCAAATTAACACATGATGTAGGATTTAATACTTTACTAATCTTGTTATCCCATGAAAGCTCTTTTGATACTAACCTCATAATATGAGACACAATTCCGGCATTTTTAATACCGTCTCCGTAAAATATAAGGTCATCTAAACTTACAGCCCACAAAGGAAAAGATGTATAAAACTTTGTAGCACCTTGTGGAACAACATATTTTTTTTCAGAATCCAAATATGAATTGCTATTTCCTATTCTAAGTATTACAACACCATCATTATCGGTAAATGCTCCTTTGTTATAATTAGTGTATATACTTTTACCTTGTATTACATCTAATATCAATCCTAAGCTCTGGGCACGTGCTGAAACTATACACGTTTCCCCAACAAAGGGTATTGTTATTTCATACCCGTCCATAACGGGTATATTATCTTGTGTTATCCCATCTAATTCATTGAGCTGTTTTTGGGCAGGTATTTTTGACCAAAAATAATCTTTAACCCAATTTGTATCTGTAAATGACGTGCCAACATATTGTTCGTTTATCCATCCGTTTTCCGGGTCTTTATAACTTATTTGTAATCCAGCCTTTCTGTCATATTGCGATACTTGCAACCTTGTTGTCGGTACGTCCGTATTCCATTCAAGTATCATATTCCCGCCTGCTCCAGCACCACCTTCTATGTTAAACGCATGAAAATTATTGCCGTCATAATAAACATCCAATACATCTCCCGGTGCCCAAGTATTATCTTTGTTGGCCAAAGCGCCATTATAATACAATGGTTTTAAGCCTGTACCGTTTACACTTAGTTGTGCATTATTTGTATTACAAGCATACGTCATTTTTACTACTATACGGCAGTTAGTAGAAAGTTCAAAAACATAATTAGCTTTACTAACACCGAATTGTCCTGTGCCAACACCTGTATTACAAATAAAATAATCCGTATTATTATTTGCCTTTGTAACCAAATTCTGTGAAGCCGCAAGAGTATCTGAATTTCCAAATTCAGAAGTAACTTGTGTTGTGTCTATTGTTGTAGCACTCCATGAACTGCCGTTCCATGATAGTATCGTTAATCCCGCGTTAATTGTTTTGTTCCCAAAATTGGGATAAGCGCCAGCAGTTCCGGTTATATAAAATACATTACCATCCGGTGTGCCGGGATTTGTGCTGGGGGTTGCTACCCCTGCAAATGTAGCATTTTTCCCTATAGAACTTACTATATTATTAAGTACATTCTGTAATACTTGCCCAGTAATCTCTTGATTACCATTGCTTTTTATAACGCTAGCAATTGCCGCTTTTAGAGTACTCCAATTTGCCATATATATATATATTATTCTGTTTTAAAATCGTTGTTAAAGTCACCATTAAAATCTCCTCCAGATAGACTAGGAACATATCCACCAATATTAGCAATTACTGTATCGGTTTCAAATTCGCATTCTACCGCAGCCAAATCTCCTTGGTCTTCCCATTCTGGCTCCATGCTAAACGTAGTCAAATCATAGGCTTGGAGTTTGCTCGTTATCTTTTTATTTTCACATAACCTTACAATTCTTAGTGCATCGCATAGATATTCTGGGGCTAAGAATGTAAACTTATATATTTTTTTACTTACCTGGCTTTCAATAAAAGTATAACCCATTCGCTCTGTGGCTTCTTCTTCAAAGTCGTATTCTGGTTTACCAACCTGAGTATTTAGGTAACACTTAAACTTAAAGTTGTCAGAAAAATCGACAATACCGTTTTTAAGTTCGAAGTTATAAGAATTACTATACTCTATAAGCAGATAATCATCTACCTTATTACATACCGTAAATACATCAGAGTATATAGTTCCCAAACCAGATATAGATATTGCTAAGTAATATTGGCCTTCATGCTTTATTCCAATTACTGGAAGAATTCCAGGATATTTAATAAGCTTGAAGCCTGTAAATGATTTAATTACTAAACCATTTTCTTTCATACTAACAGTTATATCTGTGTATTTACCAGTATTAAAATCATACAATCTAACCCAGTTTACAGATGTTCCATTCGCAAGAACTACTTGAAATGGCAATAACATATTTTTATAAGTTATAAGCGGATAAACTTGGCCATACGCATAATCTTTACGATGATTTTGCAAAGCAAGATTATCGTAAAATGGCAATGGTGATATGTTATTATTTACTAACTTCATATTGTGAATGTACTAAAAATTTCCGTAATGCGAAAACTTCTTAACAAAGTTTAACCTATAATTTTATTGAGGCAAATATGTTAATTTTACTTTTGCCGTGCGTGTATTCATGTTTACAGAGTATTCATCTATTTTGCCATTTCCTATATTGGTTTTAATAAGTTCCAATTCATCTAAGTCTTCTTCTGAAGGAAATTCTATCGTATGTTTCATGTATTTTTTTATATCTATAGTTTGTAAATGATTTAAAACGTTGCATTCTATGTTATGCGCTGGCATATCATACATATAGAAATGTACCAAATATGCCCAAGTAGCATACCAATTTTGTACTATGGCACTATAGCTATCTCCATTTTCATCTATAAGTTGAGTTTCTATAATTGGTAACTCATACTGCGAACCACTTTTTATAGGGCATAATAATGCGAAGCCATCATCGGAGAAATTAGTTGGATTAAACATCATGTAATCCACGTCAGATGAAAATTGGCTTATATTTATCTCTTCATTTTTATCTTTCTGTATATAATTAGATTTTACATCTATTGTCACACCACCGAATAACTCTGTAACATCATCCATCCAGCCAAATTCGTATCGCTGGTTAAGGTCTGATTTATCATATTCTACTTCAGACTGGAAATAAGCTGATGGTTTTTTGTTAAACTGGTCTGTAAGTTTAGTAAAATCAAGCTGAACATTGCTATTGTATGAATATGAGCCACCTCTCATGAAGAAGCTTATGTGCTCAATTTTGAATTTACCGTCTTCTATATACCAGTAACATCTAAAGCAATCGTGCAACATTTTCATTAAGTCTTCAAACGATATTTCTGCTTTTTGCGCAGGTTGGTCATAATCACCTTTAAGTATGTTCGTTTTCTGTGTAATAAATACATAAAATCTATTCATGCTAATAGGCACAGTAGTATCATACAAGAAACGACTATATTCGGCAGTAGCTTCGTGCTTAAGAGTAGGGTCAATCTTATTAAGTAAAGCTTTTATAACAGCCGCTATAGAATAACTGTCTTTAAGTGTATATCGTTTTCTTAATCTTTCCTCAAAGTATTTATATGTATAATCTTCATATACATACCATAAAGATGCATTGGCCCATGAATTTCTACTAATAGGCAATGGTCTACCAAGTCCTGAAGTAATTGGTATAAACCGATTAGTAAAATACTGGCCATAATCATTGGCGCCATATCTCGTGGGTTCATCTACTGCTCTAGAAGTACAGAAAAACAGTCCGCCTCTTAATCCAATACACTTTTTATAATTTCTATTATCGGTAACAAAGTCATCAGGTGGTAAATCATAAGTGTTCTTTACGCCTTCTGAATCAGATATGGTATCTACATCACATAACAGTCGCTGATATATATGATATACGAATGGGCTTTCTATAGTAAATTTATCAGAAGGATTACTTATGTTTACCATTTCTATATTCTCGCGTCCTATATAGCAATTACCAGCATTTGTAAACATCCACCGTTTTACAGATTGATAAAGCACTGTGCCATCACTATTGCGTTTAATATAGATATAAGCCTTTGTCATTGGGGTATCTGTTCCCATATAACAAGTATAACCATTCCAACAACTCCAATATCCATTTGTACCAGCATATACCCCATTAACACCAGAAATACCAGCTCCTCTTATATAAAATTCATTTCCTGCTTTTATATAAGAAAAGTAGTATTTATTGATAAGGTCATCATGGCTATTAATAGCACTATTTACATCGCCTTCCCAGTATATGCCACCGAAGAAATTAGATATAGAATTGGCCCCGCTGATATACACCTGCATAAGAGAACGTTTATGCAGATTTATCCGTGTAATTGCCGGAGCAAGTTTTATAAGGTCATAAGTATTTTCATACTTATTCATAACCTCACTATAATCATCTATAGCAGTAGTTTTGAGCTCACATTTCTTTTTGTCATAATCAAGCTTACAGTCTGTTTTGTTAAACTCACCTTTATAGTACTCAATCCATTTCCCAGAAGTTCTATTATACTTGTCAATGATAAAAATAAGCTGGTCTTCTAGACCTGAATTTGCTATAAGCTCATAGTCTTGGCCAAATAGATTTATTTTGCCGTCTAATGATATTCTAAAAAATTCCTGGCCACTTTCTTTTGCATATTTTTTACTAAGGTCTTTATAATGAGGATTTACTTTTATTCTATCCTCACCATTTATCTGAATATAGAAATTATACTTAGGAGGCATCATAAGCTTTTTAATTTTTAATTATACGTTTAACATTTCGGCGCTGCATTACAACTACTCCATTTGGCATAGCATAATACTTTGTTTCATTTTGTCGTCTTATGCTTCTTACATCATCCTCAAGTTTGGAAAGGTCTACATTACCACTAGCATTCAAAGATACATTTAATCCATCTGAACTAGCAAATGCATTAAGATATTTATCTTCAAATGTTCCTTTATTTAGGCTATCAATAACATCTGGAAGTATTTTTTTGTATTTCCTAGTTCGCTTCTTACTTATAATAGCAAGCGCTTCTCCACCTTCAGCTCTCATTCTATGCTTCTTCTTATTCTTTACACCCAAATCAATATCATCGCCTGATGCATGAGAGCCTCCTTCCAAGAACTCAAGACCTCCTTCTCCATATTCATCAGATTGGCTTGCTGTTACTTGTTTAGCTTTAATTTTGGCTACTGCAAATGATGTCCACATTGTAGCAATAGCAGCTAATGCGAGAGCTGGGCCAACAATAGGAATTGAAGAGAATGAACTCCACAAATTAGCAGACGCTGTGACAAGCGAAGATGCCTGAGTAACAGTATTTAATGCTTCTTGACGTTTTTGGGCTGCCTGCAGCATTTTTTGTTTTTCTTGCTGATTTTTCTTTTCTTGCTCTAATTCTTTTTTAGCAGTAGCTACGTTATTAGCATAGCCATTATTGCGAGCCTCAACCTCGGCATCATAAGCTTTTTGTGCGGCCTCTACTCGAGCTTCAGCTGCTTCTACAGCCTGTTCAGCTAATTCAACTTCAGCATCCATAATGGATTGAAGCTGTTCTATTACTATATTTACGGCATCTTTTAGGGCATCAATCTGGTCATCATCAAAGCCAAGTTTCTCAAGCAAAGTACCGCCTAAACCTTTTTTACCGATGTTTTTAATAAAGTCATCAAGCCCTGATAATTCACGGTCGATACCTTTAACCGTGGCTTTAGCAGCATCAATCTGAGCTTGACTCCAATCTAATCCACCAGCTTCTGCTAAGCGTATTTGTTCTTGCCATCTAGCTTTTTCTTGTTCAAGCTTAAATCGAGTTATCTCAGTTTCACTGCGTTTAACTTCATTAAATACAGCCTCGTCAAGAGCTTGTTGTTCATCAAAGCTGGTCATTTGGAATGACCCTTTAGTTTGAGCTGCGGACTTATCAAACTGTGCATTTATTACAGATGTACTTACTTGCTGTTCTGCGGGTTTAGCAGCATTTTGTGCTAAAGCTAATTGTCTACGTACTTCATTTTGCTGAAGTAGCAGATTAAGTTCATCTTCACTGCCTTTTTTAACAAGCTCAAGCTGATTTTCAATATCGCGCTCTCTTGCATCTAAGATTTTCTGGTCATACTCACTCCACAGCTCAAGTTTTTTCTTGTTGAGCTCAATAAGTATTTCTTCTTCAGAACGAGCTTGGTCATCTCCTGCCTCTAATAATCTCTTATTAGTATCAAGTATCAAGGCATATTCCAAATCAAGATTTTCTTCCATGAGTTTGCGCTCTTCTACCAACGAGGCTTCCATCTGAGAAGCGTCACGTGTAACTACTACATTGGTAGTTACAGTAGACTCTTGATTTTGGGCTGCTTCAGTTGCTGCGCTAGTATCAGTAGGATTTATAGTATTACGCTGCGTCTGCAAAGAAGCAACTTTTTGCTCATTCTGAATTTGTTGTAACTGAAGGTCTAATGCTCGTAAATTATTAGCAATAGTCTTAGTTATAAGCTCTTGCTGCCTATCAATTTGTTTCTTCTGGTCTTCGGTAAGCTTTTTATATTTCCCATCTACATTTTTAACATATTCTTCGTTAAGACGATACATCTCACGAAGCTTGTTATTTTCATCCTGGACCTGGTCGGCTGCAGCTTTACGCCTTTTAGCATATTCATCTTTAAGTAATTCAGTTACACTTTCCTCGTATTCTCTTTGTATTTTTATATCATTCTGGTTTATAGTACGAGTTAAATCACGCGGTTCTCTTGCGCGTGTCTTATGCTTTCCTTCTATGCCAGCAGCTTCAAGTTGGGCTTTAGCAGCTTTTTCATATCCAGCCGCTAAATCAAAATATGCATCTCCTGTTTTCTCTGCAGCATTTGCTTCATCATTGAGGTCTTTAATTCTCTGTTGTCTAAAATCTTCTGCAGATACTTGGTCAGCTACCTGTAAATTAGCTGCAGATGGTCCTACGCCAAATTCATCAGTAGCTCGTAAACTAGATTGTACCCACCAGTTTTTGAATTTATCCCAACCTGATGGACCTTTACCTGCTTCTGTTTCTGCTTTATTTCTAGCAATTAAAGCTTTTTCATATTCATCTGCGGCTAACTTTTGAGCAGCGGCGGCTTTAGCTCTTAGTTTAAGAGCATTGATTACGGCTTCAGTATTATCTACAAATATGTTTTCAGCATCTGTTACATTATTAACAGATACTCCAAGTTGGTCAAAATTAGATTTATTATCTTTAATCCACTGGTCTTTTTTAGCGGCAGTTTCAAGATTTTTCCATTCCTGCTGTAATTGCTTTAGCTTTACAATGTTATTGCCGTAGCTGCCATTAGTATCTTCAAGTTCTTTAGCTATATTATTAAGAGCCTTAGTTGTAGATATAACAGCGTTTTTTGCTTTGAAAAGATTACCAACCCATGTTATAATCTGTTTGCCAAACATGGAAAATACAGTAAACAATATAACAAGTACAGTATTCCAGCTAAACAAAGCCTTAACTATTGAACCTGTTACACTTACTGTTGCTTTACCTTCTGCTTGCAAAAGTTTATTCTGAGCGCGTAATCTGTTAATTTCATCAACTACCATAGGTATATTATTTGATATACCTAAGAAGAATGTATTAAGCGATACAGCTGCAGCAGGTAATTCTCGTACTACTTGAGAAATAGAAATACCTAAGCCATCCCATGTTTTTTGGTAATGGCCTACAGACAATCTATAATTACCTGTTGCTTCTTGCAATTTTATCATTTGCTGATAAATTGCATTTGTCTCAGCTTCAAGCTTTTTACCAGAGTCAGCAGCTTCTCTCTCAGCTGCAGACATCTGATTAAGTCGTATTTTATTTAATGCATATTGAGCTGAAAGTCTATTATAAGAACCTTCTGCAGAATTAGCAATTGTAGCCTGTAATTGAGCAATCTGATTTGCTTCTCGTATTTGAGTTGAATAAAGTTTAAGCTGCTGATTTTCTTCTGACTGAGCATAGGCAAGTTTCTCTTGAGCCTGAGCTAATGGGTCTACTGTAGCTTTCTGCTGTTTTCTAGCAGAAGTAAGCTCAGCAATCTTAGCTTTCAATTCAAGTAATCTTTTACCTTCATCTGACTGTAAATAAGCTAATCTTTGCTCTGCCTTTTCTACTTCAGACAGAGTTTGGATATGAGGCTTCATTTGGTCATCAAGGGCCTTAATCTGATTTTTCAAATTAAGAATATCATTGAGTAGCTGTTGCCCCATTTCGCTATCTGCTCTTTCAGCCGCAGTTAAAGACTTATATAGCTCAACTGTTTGCTTTAGGTCAGACTTAAGACGGTCATAAGAAGATATAGCTTGCTGGATATAACGCTGCTGTTCTACAGTTGCTCTATTAGCATCTGAAGTTTGTGCTTTAAGCCAAGCAATCTGTTTACCTGTATCAGATAAAGCTAATTTAAGCTCATTCTGAGCTCTTTCAAGTCTTGACGTAGATGCTGTTGCTTCATCAATAGCTTTACGCCCTTCACTTGTAGCTCCACTAGCAGATTTAAGAGAATGCACAATCCTATCTGCACCTGCCCTGATAGCATTTACCATTGTCTCGTATGACTGATTGAGCTCGCCAAGTTGCTTGACAAGCTTTTCAATCGAGTCATCCGGCTCAATTATATCGCTATATTTTATCTTATCGTCTTCAGCCATAATTATTTCCTTTTATGCCGTTTAACACTCTTGCTTTCTGCTTCTAATTGCTGTTTTATATTATCAACAGCATTATAGAATTGAAGTACTGTCATCTTTTTAGCGTCCATGCTTGTTTTTTGAGCTATCAAAAGGCAAGTACTTTCAAACTGCTTATCATATTTTATTTCAACAGACTCACTTCCTATGTATGATTTTGGAGAATGCATATTAAGCATTATCATATCTATGGTTTCTATCTGTTCAGAGTTATCTGTGTCATTTATCATAGAGTCCAACACAAGAAGTGTTCTTTGCTTTAACTTATCGTATGCATCTTTTTCCTTTGGATTTACAAAATCTCCTGGAAAGTACATTTCAAGTTCGGTGGTTACTTTTTTTTTAAGCCAAGTCAAAAAGTCTATAATCTTTGAATGCTTTATTTCTTTAAGCCTGGCCAATATGTTTTTAAGTCCATCGTCTGACAAATCATTAACTTCTTCACCGTCTATGCTGTGGATAAGAGCTGCAAAAGCTAAGTACCTCGGTGAAATTTCATTGTTCACCATATACATATTTTGCCTCATGTTTTGCAGTTCTTGCAAAGCTTTTTTGGCATTATTGCTTTTAATGAATTTAGCAACACGAGTTATATGAGCATCAATATCATCTGCATCTGAGCCAATTCCAGAGTCTATAAGCAAATACTTATTGTACTTCTGAAAATTTACAATAGGCATTTCATCTATGCTGTCATATACCCGTACGACTTTTTTATTTACTATCAGGTTTTTCATATTAAAATTCGCGTTATAGGGGTTGATATAATAGGAATAAGTATAATACTCATCTCATTAAAGAAAATAGCGAGAATGATAGCGAGAATAAGCGACGTCCAAAAGCTTAAGCAAAAGTCACAATCGAATAATTGAGAAATAAGCTTAGGAGCTCTGGTAATTATCTCATCGCGCACACCGAGTTTTCCAATTAGCAAAATAGCAAATGCTGCTGCTAAGGCTATATATATTAAAGCCGAAAGCATTGTTATAAAATATATCGTTGACATAATTCTCTAGTTGTTAAAGTAAATTCAATTCGTATTCCTGCATAAGGGTACATGAAAAATTGTTTATCAATATCTTGTATACCTTCTCCTTTATAAGTATAGTTATTATAGATTTTCTCTATTGAATAGCCTTTATATATATTTTCAAAGCGCTCATATATATCATTTATAACAAGCTTACCAGTTGTAGTAATAAGACCCGGAGTAGTTAATACTCGCATAATTTCATCTTTTACTTCTTCTGTATGCATAACAGTTTCATCTTCATAAATACTGCTGAGGTCATACCAGAATATAATAGCTCCACTGAAAGTATATTGTGGCAATGATTGAACTACTTCAGTAATCTTTTGTGGGTCATAAATATCAAACCATGAAAAATTGCCAAAGTTATCATTCGGTAAAAGTGACACATATTCTCCATTGCCATTATACATTGCAGGGTATATAAACTTATTACCATCTGGCCTATGTTCTACAAGCTTATATGCTCTACCAAATGCATAATTAAGCCACTTAAGCCTGTTCATAAGTGACTTTTGCATATCCTGTAATATCTTATCAAGCAATACAGGGTCTTCCTTAAATCTTATTTGTACTGAATTTTCCTTCATTTCCTTATTGCCTGTTTTAATCGTTTAACTAATTCTTTTCTTATATGAGAACGAACTATTCTGGTAAAGTTTTTATCTGTTAAGCGAAAAATCTCTTCACCATATTTCTCAATAAGCTCAGGTGTTTTTTCATCACTCGCAGTCACATAAAAACCTTCTGAGTCAAATACTACAAACATAGACTCATGAAAAGTGCCTGTATCTCGTAATGTGACCCTTGTAGTAGGCTGACCTTTTTTCTTTTTTATTTGTATGGTTTTAGGCTTGTATGGCATATAATCCATTATCTTTTCACCTCTACCGTTGATACCACGACGATATAACTGGTCATCTGCTATAGCTGATACTATTACGTCTTCTTTGTCACGCACAATATCTTCTAATAGCATAGGCAAGCTATCCTTAAAACTTCGCAACCTATATTCCAGATTGCGGAGTGTCGCGTTATATCGTTTTACAGCCATACTTATACAGTTCTATATTTAATGCCATTGTTTCGGCATGGCAAACATACTCTATCAATTCCAGAAGTACTTAGCTTAATGGCCTTGAAAGCCATATCTAACTGATAACTTAAACCTGATTTTTTCATAGAAGAAGAGTCGCCATCTACCTCATATAATATATCAAGTCGAGAAGCATTGATTGAGTGCCTATTTGTTCTTACGTTAGAGTTGTACGCAAATTCGCGTAACATATCTACAGCTACCTGCTTAGCTATGACATCTTGGAACATCATTCTCTGTTCAATTATAAAATCTGTAATATCACAGCTTACAGTAACTTCTAAATTTAATCCGTAGTTGTTATCATAAGTATATTGATTATTTTCAACATCCCATAGATGAAGTGGGCACTTTGCAAAATCTCCATTAAAGTCATCATTGAAATTAACTGCATCTACAAGTTCTTCATTTACAAAAAATGGATGAATTTCAAGATACTTAGACCATGCCGTCCAAGCAAGTAATTCTCTACGTGAGCATGAACCACAAGGCTCTTTTGACCAGTCTTTATTTTTTCTAATAGCTTGACTTCCCTCTGGAAGTTCAGACTGAAAATAGCACAAATACCAACTTCCTCCTGCATCATTATCTTCACTTTGATATGGCAAATAGAGGTCATCGACTGTAAACCATTCAGCACTATTATCTCGTATCTTATTAAGCTTTATAATCTTTACTGGAGCATCCATACTTGAATGCATAAGATACAAAGTATATTCTCCAGCTTTAGTAAACTGAAGGCATATTTTATTTATCTTTGCGGTTACACCTTTTGCTCTTACTGGTACAATTTCAAAACCAACTAAGTTTTTCTTATTCTTTACGGTATCTACTAATCTACCTGTTCCATCAAACAAAGTACGACTTTCGCATAATGGCTTATTTGTTCCTTCTACCGTTTTTTCATTGCAGTATCTAGCAATAGCCTTTTGAATGCTTGCTTTTGTTTTGCTCTCGAGCCATTCAGAAAATAAATTGGTTTCAACCCAATACTCAGACTCAATATCGGGCTGTTTTCCTTGTGCTTTTTGAAGCGCTTTATATTGTGTTCCTTGATAATCAACTACATTGCCTTTGCTATATTCATTTTCAGAATTGTATTCTGGAAAAGTGATATTCTTAAAATCCGGAGCAATACATGACATATTCTGCAAAGTCAGCAAAGGATGAATTTGTTGAAAATATAGGCCACTTTCACTCACAGTTAAAGCATCAGATATTTTTAAGTCTGATGTATCATAATTCTGCTCCCATCCAATAAGGTGTAACAGTTTTTCTTGTATATCGTTGGCTCTAACCATAATTCTTAATTTTTAATGAAAAATAGGAGGCCACTATCGCCTAGTGGCTCAGTGTACCTCCTACCAAAGCTAATAACAACTCAAGGATTTGCTATCGATTTATCATCCCCCAGCACCCACAGCTTTAGTGTTTACAGGGCTGGCTTCAGAGTTAACAACTACTACAGGCTTAGCGTAGATAGCATCCTCGCTTGATACGTTGAATGCCAGAATAGGACTTGCCAAAGTGCTAGGTGCACTGTTATATGCAGTCAAGAAGGCCACGTCAACAGCAAAACCATAGTGCTCTTTGCGCGTACGAGTCATATCAGCAGTAGCGGCTCCTGCAATAGTATTGTAATCACCTACAGAATCGTAGAAATATGTACCAACAGGCATGTTCAGCAAAGGCAAAGTAGCAATACCCCACTCATGGCCGTCACCGGAAACAGTTCCAAGCAAGCAGTCACGCTCGAAGCGGGTCAACATTCCAAGAGAGCCGGCATTTACAGCATAACCCTGAGCATACTTGTTTTCAGCAGCTGCAATATTGTTCGTCAAATGAACAATCTTTGTGCCGAATTCATTCTGCTTGTTTACATCATTGTAAAGGCCGTGCTGCTGCAGTTTACGCATAATAGACTCAACACCGGGGTCACCTACAATGTGCAACTGGCCATAGAAGTCATTTGCTCCCATCATAACTTCAAGGTCACCAAATACGTTTTCACGCTCAGTCCACTTTGCATTGATGGCATTAGAAGACCAGTCATACAACAGCGGATTTTTCAAAACCTGTGTTTTGTTGGCTGCGAGAGCAGCAAGAGCAGCTTCATCAAGCTTTTTCGCAAAAGCATAGATGTACTTCATCATCTTGGTTTCAAAGTCCTTCTGAATGCCAATTTCGTTGTTCATGTACATTGCCGGAGCAATAGTAAATCCCCACGCATAAGTGGCAAATGTGATTTGAACCATTTTAGAAGTGTTTTCACTGTCGGCAATTGTCAAAGTGCGGGTACTACCGATAGTAATATCGGCATCATAGTCAATTACCGGAGTTTCCAGCGTGTTACCGATGGAGGTCCTTGCTTTTTGCTTCAGTTCCTCAGTGAGGATGCCAGTAGGGTCTTCAGACTGCACCATAAAAGCGTTCAGCGCACCGTACCTACTGGGGCGATACTCAAACTTATCAAGGTTAGAGTTCGCACGAATGTTCTGGATACGTGTTAAAACTAGACTCATAACTTTTAAGTTTTTAATTGTTAATAATTATGCTATTATGGTGCATTACCCTTTTACGCCTCATAGCATTTTTTTCGTTTATCTCTTAGGATGTGCCATTTTATCTAATAGGCAAACTTGCCACATTGTTTTCAGTTCTCAGTTGCATTGACTGGTCTGCAAATTCCTGTGAGTCACGGGTCAAACCATTTGCAAGCAGATGCGCCTCAATGGCTTTATCGGCCTCAACTTGGCTCTTGATGCCAGACAAATCAAGTGTTCCACCTGTTCCGCCTGAACCAGACCCAAAGCCTCCTGTTCCACCGCCTGTCTGCTGACGACCTGTATCGATTACATCTTTAAGCGATGTTTCCATTACAAGCTCTTGCATCGTATAAGGATTAAGATTGTTCTTCGGATTGTTAAGGATATTACCATCTGCACCGCGAATAACAAGTTTCTTTCCTCCTTGGCCGTCCTCTATGAAATCAGGAGTACCTTTTGCAAGGACTTCTGCTTTTGCAGCATTGAGCAGTGTCTTCTGAATAGGCTCAGTGATACCACTCTTAAACTTAAGACCTGCCGTAGCAGCTTGAAAAGCATAATCTACATGCGTGTCCTTAATAGTTTTATCAAACTCTGCCTTTTTGGTATTGAACTCAGTTTCCTTTGTCTGAAGCTGAGTTTGAAGCTGAGTTACTTGAGCTTTAGCATCTTTCAGCTGTTGCTTCAAAGTTTCATCGCCAGCTCCTTTTTCAAGTTTAGACTGGAGCTCTGCAACCTGTGCCTGAGCAGCAGTAAGCTGAGTTTGAATTGTTTTCACAGACTCTGCTTTAGTTTTGTACTCGCCAAGTACGCGCTTAGCATAGTCGTAACTTTTTTCACCATCTTTCTTTTTAATGCCTGTAATGCCAAGAATATCAGTGTCATACTGACCGTGCAATGCGCCGATTTTAGTACCTATAACAGTATTCTCATCATTTCTTGACATCTCAGCAATTGCATTCAGCTGGTCATCTGTAAGACCTGTTAAAGCTGAACTTTGTCGTAGCATCTCAATTGTTAACATATAGCTTTGTTTTTATTGTTAATTACTTTTGTACTAACTCTGCAGCATCTCCGTATGGGTCATGCAAGGCCGCCATAATGGTATAACCAAGGCCTTTATACGTTTTCTTGAAAAGCTGCCACTCTGCGAATGTGAACATTTGAGTATATGCTGGTGACTCTTCTTTGCCAGTCATTGGATTAAACCTACGACCACGCACAATTGACAAGTGCACCATCTTCTCAGTACCCGGCTTAGGAGTATAACCACTCTTAGCCTGTGTTTTCGATGCCGATGATTTTTCTTCGATAACATCATCAACATCTACTAGGAAAAGAACTACCTCATCAAGCTCTTCCTGTAAGTCGCTTGTCCAAGCTTTTCCGCCTTTAGCCTTAGCAGCTTCTAGTTCTGCTTTACGCTCTACGGCCTTTTTCTTATAAGACTTAACATCCTCAAGACTGAGTGCCTGTAGTTGCTGAAGTTCCAATTTCTGTAACATATTCCAAAAGTTTTTTGTTTATAATATCTATTTTTTCTCTCATTGGCTTATTTGAAGCAAACTCAATTATGTTAATGTTCTCACGTTCAAATTTTTCGACTAAAGTACTAAAATTTATTTTAAGCTTTACCAAATTTTCATTTAATAACTCTTTTCCATACAATTTTAACACTTCATCCAGCGTTTTATGTGGATATGGCTCCAATTGCTTTAAGATAAGCATTCTCTGAAGTACCAAAGGATTGTTACGATACTCAACTTCAAGAATTTGTTGCGATATAGCATCTAGTTCTGAGTTAGACGCACCATTCTCCTTCGCTTGTTTGTACTTAGAATATAGCTCTGTTACTGTGAAAACGTAAAACTCTGTACCCCAGTTTACAGAAGATGATATGAAAGCACCTCCATACCTGAGTTTGCAAACAGTATCTTCGACAAATTTCTGTGCCAATTCAAAGTTGGTCTTTAAGGCATTGAGAACTGAGGTTTTGCTTTCAAAGTTAGCAGTTACCTGAGTTTCATTGATAGCTTCTTTTTCACTTACAGTACCACCTGAACCAACAACAGAAATTACAATTTCATTTTTAAGCCTTGCGCACTCATTGACATTATAGTCAAGTGAGTCTTTATCGATAGTAGTTATCTGAACAGGATTACGCATATCTGCGACACCTTCAGATTGATTTGGTATAGGAACTTCTAAGAATGAACCAGGACCAGCTATACGCTTTTCGCTACAGCAAGGACACTTTTCAACTGTTCCATCATTGAGAATTTTATACTCGCCTTTTGCATTGCGTAGAAAACCTCCATCACAGTAATCACCAGTCTCATTATTCTCAAAATTACAATCAGCTTCATACGCACTATATATAGGATAAGGTGCATACAAGTCTAAATGCTGCTTCGAAATAGAGAAGAACAAATACCAATCAAGATTTGACAGCTCTTTTGTAATTGGATTTTTCTTGAGGTCTTTATTTTTCTCATTGAGCTGCGTTAACCAAAAGAACCGAGCTGGGCAATATCCTAAATCGTGCTTTGCCTCTGAAATAAGTGACTGAATTTCATTTTTCTCATTCAGCTGATATACTCTTATAGAAGTATCATCAAATACAGCTATTCGATGTTCCGGCTGTTTGAAAATAAGCCACTCAAACTGATTTTCATCAAGCCTAAAAGTCTGGTAATCAATTACGGCATCAATCTCAAGCCAATAAAAATACGGCTCTGGGCGCAAAGATGTTTGTACTTGAGGAAGGTCTACTACTAAAATACTATTTGGCGATACCTGCATTCTCTTCCATCCAGTTGTCTTCCACACCTCTGGCTCATTGAGGTTATTCTTTTTATACTGAGACCAATCCTCTGCAAGCTCTGAGTCTGTAAACTGGTATGAGCTTGATGAGTTACGACTATAGAAAACCCTTTCGAGTTCTCTATAGACGTCCTCAACTACAGCAGGTGTAGGCAACGGAAATTTGAACAGATGAAGGAATATGTTGAATTTATCCTTCGGAAGCAACTGTCTTACCCAATCAAGGAATATAGTCGTAGGTTGGTTAATATCAGATACAGCAACATTCGTCTCAGTATGAAATCTAAGACGGCGCTGCATATTTACAGCTTTCTGAATAGTCTGACGTTTAGTCGGCTTTTGCAGAATTTGCTTTATCTGATTTAACTCTAAGGCCATTTTCTTCGTCGTAAGTATAATTGCTATCTTTAGGTAATTCCCATCCACCATTTATGGCTGTGCCCATATCAAGCAGGCGTTCGGCATGCTGAATGCCAAACTCCTGCCTCATATTGTATTTAGGCACAACCAACGTTACTGTTTGTTCTTTTTTCTTTCTCATAACTGAAAGTTTTAAGCTCCAGCAGAAGCAGCATTAACCAAATCTGTAAGAGGATTGAAGTCCAATGTTTCGCGCTTAATGATATAGAAGTTATCACTCCAGTTAGGATAGAATGACCATTCAATGATATTACTGTCCGGCTCTTCAAAACCACCAAGCTTCTTGTCACCGACAAAGAACTTACCAATAGGAATTGGGAAGTATGCTGTAGGCTTATCCTGGTCATCTACCAAACAGCCGATATTACCATTTTCATCAATCAGCCAAACACCAATCTCTTCACACATGTACTGTTTCAGCTGTGCAATTGTCTTCTGACTTTCCTGATAGATAGTGGCAGAGAACGTTGTCGGCTCACGGCCAATTGTAATCTCAATACCTCCAAGTGTCTGGTTACCACCGCCGAATGTACGAGCTGCGCCAGGCTCAGAAGTAGGTCCTTGAATATACGGAGAAACTGTCATCTTAGAACCATCAGCCGCAGAAAACAAGGTAGAAAACGATGCTTTCTTAGTCGGGTCAGTGACAGAGTTCTTTGTTCCAGCTGTCTTATAGATGCGCTGGAATGCAACTTTTTGAACTTGCCCCATACTCTCCTTGCATTCAGCAATCTCAAGGTCGCCGATATGAGCACCGGCAGGGCATCCACAGTTTAATCCCATATTATTTATGTTTTTAATGTTAATACTACCGAGCAGCTACCCTTAACTTGCATCGAATTACCTGTATTTTTGCTTCGAATTGACTTCTCCACAGTGCAAATATACTAAATTTCTTTATAAGTTGTACCGCTTTTAACATTTTTTTATAGAGGTATTTTTTATCTCATATTCTCGCATTATATTTATTCAAGGCTTATAATTTAGTCATTCATATATAATTAGAAAGCCTAGAAATTACGAGAATAATGCGAGAATTTAATCTTTTATCACCTTATAGCCTCTTTTTTGGAAAAATTCATCCATTACATAATAGCTACACTTATTTCTGCCGTTAATTATGGCTTTATCTTTTTTAGCACACCATCTTGTAACTTTAGGCGCTCCAATGTAATATAGCCATTTATTATATAAACAGCTTGCACAACACATGTTTGCCTTAACTCCATTCGGGCTTATCATCTTTTCCATACTAGTTTCTCAATGATATTTTCTTCCTTCCAGCTTTTCTACTATGCATTTCTACTACTCCAGTTAATGCATCTGGTGCATCATCATGAGTAGCCCTTCGCTTATTATCTTTACGATAAGTTGTAATAGCATTATAGAATTCACGCCATTTTTTATCCCAATTTTCTGGAAACGCTACATCTGAGTTAACAAGAGCTGAATTTGAAAAAATACGAGCAGCTTTATTTTTTGTCTGTGTAAAAGTATTTATGGCTGTTTTGAAATTATGCAAAGTAGCTCTTGTAATACGCTTTACATTTCTAGCAAACTGCCTACCACCATTATTGGACTCTATCAGACATTCTGTTATACTGTTTTCTGTGAGCATTTTAGCCAACATTACTTCAGTTTTTTCCATGGGCAGTTGTGTGTATAGCACATCAATTACATATAGCATTTCTGGAGTATTTATAAAGCAAATTGCACATAAATAATCAGAGCCAGTATCAGCTGTATCAACGTAACACCATCTTTGATTAGCTTTAGAGCCTGATGGCAATTCTATATTTTGATATGTTCTAAACTCGTGATACATAAGGCCCTCAGTAGGAATTGGATTTTGCATATACTGCGTCTCAAATACTACCGGGTTAATCTCTCGTAGTTTATATAGCTCCTCAAGATTGTGCTTCATTGGCCAAAGAGCATATTCTTCTCCTGTCTCAGGGTCTGTTTGTATAACTGGAAGTGATAAAACAGTCCATGTATCTGGCTCTATCTCTTGTAAATAGCCACAGAGGTCATGCTCATGTAATCTTTGCATTATAATAATGATAGGCGTTCTACGTGAGTTGACACGGTTACGTATTGTATTTTCGAAGCGCTGGTTTATGCGCTCTCGTATAAGGTCAGATGCTGCATCGTCGGCTTTCAGAGGGTCATCAATCATAATCGCGCCTTGAAATATATTGGTTTTAGCATCTATCATTTTAAGCATTTCATTCGTGTGGTCATCGAAAACAAATATATCATTGCCTCCATCCATTTTATCTATTTCTTCATCCACCGCTCCAGCACCAAAGCCTGTGACCTGACCTTGTGTTGACACTGCATAGAGTTCTCCTCCTGCTTTAGTTTTCCATCTCTTAGCCGAACCTTTCTCAGATGCAAGAACTGAATTAGGAAAGAGTGTTTTATATAATTCTTCACTCATTATATTACGCACAGTATCTGAATTGTCATTCACGAGTATATCTGAATAGGATAAATGCAAAAATCGACATCTGGGATTTAAGGCAAAACACCATGAGATAAACGACTTAATGACTAATTCTGTATTATGTGATACAAGCCCATTGGCTATAAAGTTATGGTCATTTTCTACTTCAAGATGCCTAAGTTCTTGAATACCAGAAAATTCTATATCTACAATTTCATCTAAATAAAAATCATCACATAGATATTTATTTAATTGTGGGTATAAGGCTGCTAGTCTTTCAAATTTTTCTCTTGTTATATTTTTATAAGATAGACATCTAATTGGCCCATGTGTAGTTTTACCAGTAAGTTTTTCTTTTCTTATAATATCGTATGGATATGTATCTATATAAGATTTAGCTGGTTTAGCAAATATAGCTTTTGCGGCATCTGCTTTTCCATAAAATGTAAGGTGTGGATAAAGCTTTTGCGCAAATTGTCTCGGTATAGCTAAAACCCATACTCCTGCGTGTTCATTATCTCTATATGTATATGTAGATGCTATTCCCATTGTAGACAATAAATGTTGTATATCTTGAATAAGTTCTTTATTAGCCAAACCAATTACAATTTGTCCTGACCGAGTATCTATAGCTCCATCTGTAGCTATCATCATATCTATAAGCATGTATTTCTGCCTCATAGATAAGCCAAACCAGTTTCTTGGTATTCGCTTATCATAAGCTCTATGACCAAAAAGACCATTTTTTATAAGCATTTGGCAAACCCCTCCTGAATATCCGCCAGTTATCCAATACTCAAATGGCTCTGCTCCTTTATACTGTTTTACTTCACACCCAAAATGTTTAGCAGCTTTTTTAGCAACGTTAACCACTTTTGGGTCAGTGTTAGCGAATGATATGCTTCTATCTCCGCATTTGCCTTCGAATATAAGTAAAGTGGCTAAAAGCAACTCATTGTCATCTATTTCATATTCTGTATCAATCTCTGTGCATAAAGCTTGTATTCTATCGCCGATTTTAAGGTCTTTAAGCTCTGTATAGCCAAATGGCGTAAGAACTGGATGGTCATAGCTTGCTGTTATTGATCTTCCTGACCTCATTTTTATCGTATACGTATCTTTATATGCTGGCTCAGTAGCTAATACCTTATTAAGAGCTACTTTTCCATCTCTGAATGAGTATACAAAATCTCCAGGCTTTATATCTTTTACTTGTTTAAGGCCTTCATAGGTAAACACTTCGTCTGTTAAGCAATGGCATTTACCATATCGAGGTGCGATATTGATAATAAGGCGTGTAATTTTGCCGTCCACGACATCTTGCAAGGCTTCAAATATCTTTTTATGATGCTCAGCCACAATGAATGAACGCTTATATTGAGCCTTAAACATTAGTTTAGTATACTTTTCAAATGATGTCAGAGCCTCAAGACGTAACATTTCCACAGGATTTACAGTTCCGGGCTTTGTGGCATCTAACGCTGTTTCTTGCATTTCTTTAAGTGACTTCATTGTTATATTTTTACTTTATTAAGTTTTCACGTATAATCAAATATGCTTCACGACTTACAGGCACATTGGGAATAATGCCTGTTTGGAGTTGTTGCTGCTCAGGTAGATTAAGCTGCATAGGTCCTTTACCGAATATTCTATCCCATAATTTTTCTATAGTTTCAATGTTACCTAGCTTTTCGTCTTCAATAAGGCGCTTAATTACAGTCTTTATTACAACTGGCACTTTTTTATTAGTCATTAAAGCCTGTAGCTGCGAGTTATTGCATGTTAACAAACAAGCCAATAAATTAGCCGTGTCTTGCTTTGTAAGCTGAACACTTAAATTGATATTAAGGCTAGTAAGAAGCTTTGTTATTTCAGGCCTTGATGCTCCTTGTAACTGAAGTGCTGAGCGTATAGCTGATGAATATGAGCCTTTGCCCGAGTCATGGCGTTCTGCTAACTCAGTCGCTTTAAGCGGCTCTACAGTCTGAGCCTCAAGTGCCTCAATAGCCTCAACTCGTTTTTGCTGCTCCACGATACGTTTGGCTTGAAACTCAGTTTGGCCATCTGGTATTTCTTCAACGCCGAGTTCTTCTGCTAATGATTGGCGTTTTTCTTGTTTAGCTTGAAGATTTTTAAGTTTCTGCTTTTCAAGATACTTAATACGAGCCAATTCCTTCGCATCTTGTTTTGATTTGATGCGCGTAGCTTCTTGTTCTACAAGTTTGGATGTATCTGGGTTAGACATTCCAGGAACTATTGGCCTGTCTGGTAATATATCTGCTAATTTCTGTGCTATTTTATCTGTTTTCATATTATTTGAGTATTCTTGATTTACCAGTTTCTAACTTATTTGCTATCTTGGCTTGTTTGGCCATAAACTTAGCTACTCTATTTTCTGCATCTTTCTCTATGTTAGCAGCCTCTTTAGTTTTTACTTTTCTCATATCTGGGGCTATTTCGATTATTTCCTCTGTTCCATCAAATCTCCATATACAGTCATAAGCAATTCTACGTTGGCCATTGCAACACATATATATCGCGCTTGGGTTTATTTTCATTGGAGCCACACTTTCTATATACTCTCTTATGGAGTCCCATTTTTTATAGAGCTTATATAGATTATCAGTCATTTGTTTATATTGATAAACGGCTCTATGCGGATAGCTACGAACGCTATTTGTACCAGCTCTATATATGGTTTCTGGTATTCCCCATTTTGCTGCATATCCTGATATGACGGCTTTTTCTGCTGCACATTTATTTAAGCTATTTATTATGTTGTGGCCATAGGGAGCATAAGCCATATATTCATCTATCAATTCATACATTCTTAGGTATATGCTTATCAAGTCTAGGTTCATAGGAATTTCTTCTGTTGACACCGTTATATATTTGCTTTCAGTTACGGCTTTTATTAAGTCTGGATTATTTTTGTTTAGCCAAATAGTGTTACGAAATGCATTACTTATAAGTACTTCTATTTTGTTTTTTACAGTGAAAGCTTTTGTTTCTCCTGTCCAGCCTATGTATACTTTATTATCATACTCAAATTCAAGTATGAAAAATGCACTTGTAGACTGTAAGTTGGCATTTTCTTGTAAATCTACCAAATACTTGTATTTACCTATGCGTATCATAAATATAGTTTTTTATTACTTTGCAAATATACTAATAAAAACTGATAGGTGAAAATTCTCGCAGAATAAAAATTACACAGGAAATGAGAAATTAACATTTTTTATATCAGTGAATTGATTTACCAATATGGAAAATAGTTTGTGACGTTTCACGTTTCACTAGTTATTCAGTGAAATAGAACTGAGCCTGTAAACAATATTGTTTTTATTTCACTGAATATAGCTAATTGAAAATCAATCACTTATAAAAAATGCATTTGTGAAAAGAATCTATATGGCATAAATATTCAATTGCCTATATCACATACTTTTTATGTTTAATAAGTGATATGTTAAGTGATTATCTATATCATATAACTATTCACTACTTACAACTCTATTTAAGTGATTTATATTTCTTATTGTTTATTTGTTTATAATATATCTAACTCATTGAAAATCAATTACTTATCAAGAAACAATTGATTGTTTCTCTTGTTTCTCTTGTTTACGGCCTTTTTGCGAGAATGCCTGAATGATGGCCTTTGCGAATTTTGATTTGGTGGCAATTTGCGAGAATGATTTGAAGCCAAAAAATTTTTCTGCCTATGGACATGGCTCTATATACTATATATAGGGGGCACGCCGGCACCGCACCAGGGGCCTAACTCGCACCAAACACATTTTAACAATTGGCCTGCGAGCCTCTGAGCCTGTTCGGCTTAATCTCGTGACCCGTATCGCGTTCAAATCCTTGCGATGATAGTTTATATGGCTGAGAGGCTCTGGCCAGAATGATTGTGGTACCAGAGTGGCTCCGTGGCTCAATCTAACATTTCCTAAATCGCTATATTTCGCCATGTCGAGATTTATTGTACGTGCGCTACTTGGCTAACTGCCAGAATGTTAAATGTGGTTAACAACCATCTGATTTAACACAACTTAAACTTGAGAATTTTCCTATGTTATTTTTTTAGCACCTTAAATTCCTACCGAAAATTTTTATCCAAAAAGTTTCGCATATCAGATATTATTTGTATATTTGCATATCGGAAATAACGAACGAAACAACCGAGGTTACAAACAAAATTTAACACAAAAAGTTGCTCAAAAGTTTTTCCGGTTCAAATATAATTAGTATATTTGCATAGATAAAAAGTAATAACAATAAAACATTACAGCAATGAAAGTAAACAGAAATTATCGTTTCGTATTGACGAACATTCCAAACAGTATGTTGGAAACAGGAGAAGTAAGAATTGACAGCGAGGAAATAACCGGCGAGAGAATGTTTGCCAGTGAATGCCACTACTATGCCGAAAAAAATATCCTCGAATGTATCAAGGACGCAGCAAAACGCGACGACTTGCGCGGCTACTACGAACACACCTACTGCATCTACAAAGAGGACAAACCGAAAAAGGAGACAGTAGAGCGTGAAGAGGACGGCAAGAAAATTACCGAGACAAGAGAAATACCTGGCAAGGCAATGCTGGTTGAGGTAATTACAGTAGACGAGAACGGCATAAACATTCGCTAAGCGAATGGCCGTTCGCCCGGGTCGGACGTACAGGAGTTCGACTCTCCTGCCGGGCACTATAACAAATCTAAAAATTACAGTTATGACAAAGAACTATTACAGGAGTGAGTACTCCGACAAACGGTGGAAAGCCTTAATCGACAAGGCCACGGAACTGGGTTGCCAGATAACTTATAGCAAGTACGGCAACATAGTAACAATCGACAGCACAGACCGGGAGAGCTTAATAATAGCTCAAACCGGGAGAGGCGGACAGGACAGAGTCGTATTGGCCGAGAGAATACACGGCATGATACAGGAGAGCACAGACTTCAGAACGTGGAAAGTGCAGCCCAAGAGATACCGCAAAGGCTATTGTCCGACTATTTGCAAGAGTCAGAAGTCGGCTGAGCATGAACAGGAGCGTCTCGAGAGAATGACAGGTTTTGAGTGGACAATAACAGTAATACCAGAATAATATGAAGAAGACAGTTTATTTGTACGTTGAAAGAGACGACAGCGAATACGACTATAAAGCCGGATTTGCAAGCTACACTGAGGCAAATGACTATCGGCAAGAATGCCAACGCGGTTGGATGGGTCACTGTGACTATGTGTATCTTTGGACCGGCTCCGAGAGAATTAACCTCACAAGAATGCCGAAAGACGAGAGAAACAAATTGCTGAAACAGTTTAATATACCGGAATAATATACAAATAAAGAATATTAATAATATAAAAACAGTGGTATTATGGATGAAAGTACATTCGGTTGGCTCATAGAGTACGAGCAGCAACTCAGAGAAGCTGGGTATGATGAGAAAACAATTGCTCATCTTGTATTAGAAGCAGTTAAATAATATAAAACAGGAGAATATGAGCAGCAAGAGAACTTATATCGCTACATTCTGGCGTAGCAATCCGCAATTGAAGAATGGCGGTTACTTCACTACAAAGGAATTTCAATCTGTGTCGCTCCAAGGAGCAACAAAACAGGCCGAGAGATATGCAGCTAGTAATATGTATGGAGGCATGGCAGTAAAAAGTGTTGAACTAAAACAAGAGAACAGCAATGGAAAATAACAAATCGCAGTTCAAGAGAACAGGAGTTTTGCATGGCGGAGCCGAGTGCATTGAGATACAAATAAGTCATTCAGGCGATGCGGCAAGGTATGTGAGCACAATCAAGTTCACAGTAAAGGACCCAGAGGTCACGAGAGGCCGTTGGCAAGAGATACGCTACAGCAAGAGAAATGGCTATGCATATATTGTAAAATACGGCAAGAGACTATATTTGCACAAATTTCTAAGAATATACTAACATGGCAGCAAGAATGGGCATAAAATAACCAACATTATTTAACGAAAAAAGTTCTTAAAGTAGTAACCAGATTAAAATAAAAGTAGTATATTTTCATATAACTTAAAAGATATAACGAATATGGAAACAACAGTTTTTTATGTAGCAGTTGCCTATAACGGCGGTATTTTCAATCCCACAGTTGTGGAGAAGTTTGATAACAAAGCAGACGCAGACAGCTATGCGGCTCTTATGTGTCGCACAAAGCAACGCAGGTACATTGTACTCGAGCAAGTAACAGAATGGGACGGCACTCCTCAAGAGAATGCATGACCTTAGCCGCTGCGGAGAGAAACGATATTCGTGGAACAGTATCAAGCGAAGCGGATTTTAGGAGCGACACCTACAGCGGCACTAAGTTTAACAATTAAAATTTACAGTAATATGGTAACAATGAAATTTTCAGCAACCAAGTCAGAAACATTGTTTTTGACACCGACAATTGCAGTTGAACAAGACAACTCAGAGACAGCAATCCGATTTGCTTTTTGGCATGGTGTGTTCAGTGTAGGGGTAAGCAAGAGCTACAAAACCGTAAAAGCTAAATAACATGGCAAGAAATGAAATGTTTGTAACGGTTTATAGGCTTGAAGTTGAGGCCACTCGAGAGAATTTGGACAGTATGGAGAACTTCATAGAAGCCATTTCGGATTGTGCTATCGTGTCCAACGATGAGGGTTATGTAGCTATCATAGTAGCGTCTTCGGATGCCTTAGGGACAACGAAATTGGCTAATATGGCACTCAAATTCTTTGGCAAGGAGGGATATAATATAAGTACTCTCGGACTCTTAGGGCCGTTTAAGAAACTCAATTGATATTTTTTAACATAAAACTTGGAAAAAAGTTCCCAAAGCGGCTCAATAATTCAAAAAAACATAGTATATTTGCAATATCAAAATTAAACAATAACATTTTAATAACAATTCAAAATTTACAGTATTATGGCAACAAAGAAATTTTCACAGATGACAACGAAGAAGCTGAACGCTCTTTTGGCAACAGCAAGTGAAGAAGACAAGAAGGCTATCGAGGCCGTACTCGCAGCTCGTGAACAAGCTCAGGCCTTTGCAGCTCCTGAGACAACCGCAGAAGAGACTCCTGCCGCTCCTGCAAGTGAAGAAGAAACTCAGCTCAGCCCTGAGGAAGAAGCAGCTATCAAGGCAGCTGAAGAGAATGGCGGACTCAACCCGCTTTACAATGGCAGCAAGGCAACTCAGGAGAAAAAGCCAAAGATGACCGATGAGGACCATCATGCACTGGCTGAAGAGCTGAAGAAGAATGTTAACCACCGTTGTCAGGCAGTTCCTTTCAACACCGCAGAATGGGTTGACGGCTATATCGCCGGAGTGATTGAAGAGAAGCGCAGCAATAAGGTACTCTATGCAATCAAGACAGACGACGGACGCCGCATCGTTAAGGTACATGACAGCAATCTCGTTCGTATTCTGGACGAAGTTGTTGAGCCGGAGAAAAAAGCCCGCGCTCGCAAAGCAAAAGACCCGGCAGACAAAATTGAATGGACACCGGAAGCAATTGCTGAAGAGGTTAACGAAGTTATCGGCAACATAGGTAAAACGGTAGAATTTGAGAAATACCGTACTACAGACGAAAACGGTGAAGAGCATATCGAAATGGTAGTTGGCCGTATCGTGGCAATCGTGCCTGACAAACGAGCTCAGCGCTTGCTCTACCGCATTTCAGTTCCGGCTCCTATTGAGGGCAATCCGCTTGCAACGAAGACTATGCACAAGGTTGTGAAAGCCGGGGGCATTAAGATTGCCGAAGAGTTCGACGAAGAAGGCGCACAGCTCAATGCCAAGTATCTGGAGCGCCGTGAGGCAGCAGCAACCCGCACTCCACTTACTCCTCAGGACCGCGTAATTCGCTGCGAGGAGAATGTAAAGAAAGCAGAGGAGAAGCTGCAGAAAGCTCAGGAAGAGCTGGAAGCCAAAAAGAAGCAGCTCGAGGATGCAAAGAAGGAGCTGGATGAATATCTTGCCGGTCAGGCAAATGGAGAAACTGCCGAAGCTCCTGCTGAGACTACAGCTGAAGAGGAGTCACTTGCATAACACAGCCACCTGACACCGTTTCTCCCATGGAGCCGTCTCAAAAGAGGCGGCTCTTTTTTTTTGCTGCATATCTAAATATGCGGCTATTTTTGTATTATTGCGATTTATGTTAAAATACGTAAACTCATAGAAACATGCTTCTTTCGCGTTCTAGGACACTTTTAGGCTTTAGGTGTACTATAATATGGGTTAACTCAATTCGACACGATAGAGGTCAAAAGAAATGTATCTATCAACGTATTTTTATAAAGTCTATAATATGAATTAAGGCATGGACTTTCCTGAGCTTTAAGCCACCAAGCAGTTATATAAATAGCTATTAAATTTATGGCTAAAAAGTTGACTCATTTTCTTGGCTTCTAGGACACTTTTATTTGAGAATAATAGTAAACTAAATCTATAAAAAGAAATGAGGAGAGAATGAACGAGAATAATGAAATTTCATATATTTTCGAGGCATTTAGAGCTCTATATTTTTATTTTGAAGCCGCAATAAACCAGTGAAAAATTTTTATGTTAAAGTCTGTAAAACAGTGATTTATATCAAGATTATTTTGTACTTTAGCTTATAAAAGAACAAAAGTAAAACTGTTAAAAAATGTTACACACTAGAACACATAAAAGCCGCATGGCCATTATGATTAAGCGGCTTATGCCTGAGTGTACAAGCTGTGTAGCTCGTGTGCATAGTGGACTATGCAGCAATTGTCCACATTGGACTCCGAGTGTGGTACAGGAGTTAACAGAGGAAATGGCCGAGAGAATATCCGCCACAATTGGACAGGAGAATATCACAAGGCCCAACGAGAGAAATGTTGAACAAAAATAAATAATTGCAATATGGAAATAAATGAACAAGAGAATACCCAAGAGGTACAGCAAGAGAATTTGCTTGATGGCTCTCAGTCAGTTCAAGCAATGCAAGAAGGAAATGAACTGCCAATTGCTGTTCAATTAGTTCAGCCTCAGGCTGCTTTAGATGAAATAGCAGAGCTTGAGAAGAAATATCGTGAAACTATAGAACGGGAGAATAAATGAGTAATTTTGTTTTAGATTACAGCAAAAAGCAGACTTTGCAAATATCAAATGATGCTTTTTGCTTTTTGTATTATGGCGAAGAGCCATTAGACGAAGACAATTTGGAAGAAGCCAATGAGGTATCTGAAATGTTTTCCAATAATTTTTATATAGAAGATGATTGGAAAGCAGTTGATGACTCAGACCTTATAGAATGTACTTTTGTTCCGTATGTTGAAGACCAAGCCGATTATGATGAATATGAGGACCTTACTAAATATATTCAGCAGCAAATAAAATGGCTTGATGCAAATCATATTAGAGTGTGGTGGTTTAATAACCAAACTGGAACGAGAGAATTACGCGGTGATTTTAAGGTTTATACCAATAAATATGGCCTTAAGTGTTTTCATACAGGCAATCAAGATGAGGATTTTGTGACAGGAAAAATGAGCTTGTATTTTTTGAAGAATTTCAAGAAGCGCATAGCTTAACAAATGAACGAGAGAAATATAAGGCAGACTACAGAAAAGTAGTCTGCCTTTTTTACATTAAGCTTTCATCTTCTTCTATAACGAGAGAATAACCGACTCCTCGTATGGTTTCTATAGCTACTCGGTTATCCATTTTAAGCATATTTCGCAGCATACATATATGGACATCTAAGCTACGTTTATTAAAGTAGTTATCATCAGTCCATACTTGTTGCATAAGTATTTTCTTAGGTAATGTTTCATTTTTATAGGCACATAGTAAAGCAAGAACTTGACTTTGTTTATTATTAAGCTGTGTTTTTACACCGCCTATAGTAAGAATTTTATCTACTGTATTAAACAGGTAATCGCCTATCTCATAAGATGGCTCTATACTTCTTACTCGCACACCACATCTTTTCAAAACAGCTTTTATTCTTCTTATAAGCTCTTCAATGTTATATGGCCTTATAACGTAATCATCTGCACCTTCATCGAATGCTTCAATAACATACTCATATCGGGCCTTGTCTGATACCATTATTACTGGTATTTTATCATCTGATTTGCGCAAAAATTTTAATGGCTTTAGCCTCATAGAGGCATCTGTTGTTTTATAATGGCTTAATATGCATAAGTCATAATTCTTTTCTCTGATTTTGATTAGTATATCATTCTCAGTTGAGGTTATTACTTGAAAGCCGTTATACACCAAATAATCTACCAGGATTTTACAGTCTTCATCTTGATAGATTAAAATTCTTGGCAATGCTAATTTAGTGTTATTACTTTTCATACCATTTCTTTAATCTTGTTTTGCAAATCATTATATAAAACTTCATACCAAAATGGATTAAGCCTTAACAGGTCAAAGTATGAATATACGCCTTTTTGATATATTAAAGAAGCATATTTAAGCTCTTTGTCTGCTCTTTTTTTAAGATGCTCATGATAGAACTTTATAGACTGGTCCACATTTACCAAGAATGGCGATTTATGCTCCATAAGAACTTTTTGCTCTGTATTTTGAGCAAAATAATATGGGATATTCGGCATCGCCCAAAAAGTTAATCCAGCACCATATTCTTCACTTGCTTTATATAAAAAGCCAGGACATGGACGAATTGAGTCAGGATATAAGCTTTTACATATTCTTAACCTACGTGGAATAAAAGGATTAAGTAAAGTAGTTAATCGCTTGTTTATATAAGTTGAGTATTTATCAACCATTCTTGTGTGTTCTTTAACAAGTGATGAAACTAACAGCTTAATCCTTTCATTTCCTATAGGGTCACTCAGGCGTATATATTCTTGCCTGAAAGCTTCACGCTGAATACGTATTCTGTCTTCTTTAAGCCGTTGAGACTTTTTCCTTTTAGCTTCTATGCTAGCCATTGCAGCTCTGCGCTGTCCCTCAGGTCCAAACAGTTTTACACCTTGGCAATTGTTTGGACCTAAACCTGTCCATGACATTTTATCTCCATATCTAGCTTCAATCTCTCTGTTTTCCTGCTCTTCTTCAGATAATTCAACATGCTCTTCTTCCAAGGTAATTTTTTCAATCGCCTCAGATTGAGCCTCTTGAATATCCTCATCATCGCTTTTAATTTCATCGAGAAATTCAAAGAGTTCCTTTTCGGTTAAGTCTCCATATTGCTTAATATCTTCCATGCCACTTAAATAATGACTTGATTATATCTTTTCCAGCTTGCTTGCTAAGCAATCCAAAATATGCGATTGCAAGCATGAGTCTTGCTATTTTATGCAATACCCATGCTAATAGATATATAGGGAAATAAAGTACACCTACACATCTCCATAAAAATTTAAGCACCCTTTTCATCTTCTTCCTTTTTAACCATTATTGTTTCTACTTTTTCTCCCTCTTCTACTTGCTTTAACTCAAGATAGGTTCTATGAAAAGCTTCATCACCTATCCCTTTAATAAAAGTTCTAAGTGTAGAAGGATATTCGCTTGCATTTATAGTCTTATCGACTACTTTCGCGTAAAGAGCAGCAAGAGCTTTAGGTCCAAATACCTTTTTCTCTTGTAATCTTTCAATGGGACCTCTTTTGAATTGAACATCTGGATGTTCATTCATAATCTTCGTACGAGTTAAGTACAAATCCTTAATCAAAGCCTCAATATGCTTTTCAAACTGAGGCATTTGAACAATATCAATAACTTTCAAATCTTCCAGCTTCATTTTTATAAGTTTTTAAGTTGTTGTTTATAATACTTTTCTTGCATATCGAAATGTCTCTTATATATATGCAAATCATGAGCAAAATGGTAATAAGTGCCTATTGGCACACCGAGCTCATCTGCGACTAATTGTTGAAGTTTTGTCCAGCAATATTGGTCATTGCAAAAACCATAAACCAAATCGTTGCTTCGCATAGTTACACACATATCAAGAGTTCCTATTTGAGGCTTAATATCAAATCCGACTGACAGTGTACAAGGTGTATCATATTCATAGTCATCTTTTTCTTTACCATCAAATATAGTAAACCAAGCTTGACGAGTATCTTTATTCTCTTTAAGCTGTTTAATGCACTTTGCCAATTGGTGATTGCGAGTCCACTGCCATCCATAATTAGAATTGACAATGTTATCTCCACTATGCATTTTATCCCACATAGGAGCATGCTTTTTAATTTCAGCTACACTCCTATCTCCAGACATATACCAGGCATATTCGCGCTCTGCATATCGCTCGCTGAATTTACGCCATTCTGTTGTTATGACGCGTTGCTGAGGATTAAGTAAATAAAAACCAACATTGTAAACAGCTTTTGTTCCAACATTAGTATTTACTCCTTGGCCCATTATAAAACCATATAAATCCTCAAAGGCTTCTGTTGCATTTTTATAAACTATATTCATAACTATTTTACCCAAATTTGTTTAACACTCCAATCGTATCTTTGCCGAGATATTTTAAAAGTCTCAGCCTGTTTGTAGGTATTAAAGTATCTTAGTAATTTACCTACTGAGTCAAATACTCCATATTGCATTTTTCCCATACTAATCCCATCCTCCTATATTATACATCGATAACTCATCATCTTTAGGTGTTGTATTTCTAATAGCGTCAAGTAACTTTTTCTTTGATTCTCTACAGAGGTTATAGCCATAACCCTTATACCGGTATGAGCGCTCCCAAGTAGATATTGGAAAAGGAATTTTGTTGTCTAGTACTAAGCGCTTTTGATGCAAGTGCTCAAAAAAATCTCTATGATATAGTAGCATATATTCCCAATGCCATTTATCATCGCTGTCATCAAAAGGAAAATCTTCACTCTCATCAGCGGGCATACTAGTCACATTATCAGGAACTATCTCCTTGTAATATGCAAACTTAGTAATGGTAAAGTCGAAATTATTCAGAATATCTTCAGGCGTTCCAAATACTGATTCAATAAGTTCTACCCACATAGAACTGCCTTTTTCTTGAAAGGCACAAGCCTTGTTATTTCTATATTTAAAAGTCCATGTGCCCTCTTCAACTAAGCTATTAAAGTGTGCAACAGTCTCATCAAAATCAGATTGATTGTGAAAGAAAATATCTACATCTTTCACTTTTTCTCTTGAGAGAATGTTCTTAAAACAACCGCCAGCTATAAAGCCTTTATGACCTTGCATATATTGGTCTAAAAATCTGAGAAACCAAAAGTTTTCAGGTATATTTTTTATATATTTATTCTCCACATTATTCGCAGCATCTGCTATTTTTTCTTTGTCTGTCATGCTATCAACTTATTAGTATTGCTGTTATATACTCTAAATAATAGCTCTTCAGCTTCCTCATTCATAGCCTTGCAAATAGACAAAGCTTCTTCCAAAGATAAGTCTGTAAGTTCTTCGTCGTTATCGTCAAATGCTATTTCACCAGTAATTACTCTTATTTCAAATGAATTGGCTGACACAAAAGCTTTGGTAGCATCGAGAGCTTGTATTCCTATATGATGAATAGCATCCCAATAAATATAAGATAACCGGCTCGTGCCATTGAGTATTTTTATATACTGTTCTCTTATATTTTCTGGTTTAAACATATTGGCTTTATCCATACGCTCGTACTCTGCAAGCCATCTGCCATATCCTTTATTCGCTTTGAACTTGTTAGCATATACAGCTGCGAACCTAAGAAACTGGCTTGTATTAATTATTTGAGGAATTTCTGCCATAATCTTTAAAGTTATATTCTCGCGCGTCCTAGAGCCCACTTGTTTTTCTGAATATAAATCTTTTGCTTCATACTTAAAGTGCGATATCGCGCGCGAGAATAGTGAATAAATTGATTATTTGTTGAATGTTAGTCCATATTTTGCCCACTGAAGAACGAATCCTAAGCCAGCCCAAATTTGGTCTACCGCATGTGGTCTAGCAAACTTTTTACCTATATTAGCATCATAATTTTCTGGTTTTACACATGAAGAAATACCATTGGCTTCAAAACCAGTAATTGTAGCAAGAGTAACTACCGTATTTTTACTTCCAGCTGTTGTGACGCTCTCTTTAGCAATAAACCTTTCAATGTCTTCTTGCTTAATTGTTTCGCCGTGTTCATCAGCTAATTTAAAATAAGCCTTATCAGCAACAGCTTTTGGCGACCAAGATTTATAGCCATCTGGATAAGTTACTTCATAACCTTTTTCTTCACCAGTGTAATTATTGGTTTTATAACCTTTTTCTATAGCTTCATTAGCTGCCATTGGTTGTAAGTCAACCATTTTAATTCCAATTGCTTTCATAATTAATTTCAATTTAGTTATTTTTAGAATGAGCCTGTAGACCCGAGTGCTCCATCACCACGTTCAGATGAACGGCTGAAAAGCTCTGACTCAGAAACTTCTTCAAGGCCTTCATACGATACAGGCACAAGAATAAATTGTGCTATTTTCATACCTGGCTTAATGTGGACCTTGGCTTTACCGACATTAACAACATGTATATGAATTTCACCTTGGTAATCTTCATCTACAATCTTAGCTCCGAGGATAACGATGCTTTCAAATGCTTCTGCTTTCGGTGTTCTACCAGCTCCAAGGCAAGCCCATTTAGAAGTTACAACTCCTGATTTATCAGCTGCCATAAGCATATATCCTTCTGAAATTTCCATCTTAATACCTGATGGTATCAAAACATCAGTTCCTGGATTTACAATAAAGCCTTTGTTACTGCCAAAGTTAGGAACGAAAAAATCAATTCCTGCTGCTTTACCAGTCCCACGAACAGGGGACTTTACATTTCTTATTTTTGCAAATTTCATGACTACATCATTTTAACAAGTTCCTTAGCTGCTGTTTCTACAGCTCTAGCAAGTCTATGTTCAACTTCTGGACTTATAAGGCTGTAAACTCCTTCTTTTTCAAAAGTATCAGCCATGATAGCTCCAATTTTTGAAAGCTTAGGATTAGAAGCATTAATGCCATGCTTATCCATAAGTTCTTTATTGTACTCATACTTAATACCTCCTTCTACAGGAATAAGCTTGGCTATTTCTGCATGAGTATTTGACTTTCTGCTCGTAGGAACAGTGATAATAATCTCCTGATTGGTTGTCATGCACATATCTGTGCACATTTCCATTACTTCATTGAAGTTGCGTTTAAACTCTCTTGGAGTTACTGAAATTAAACTTTTCATAATGATGCCAAATTAGCAATTAAGTTCAACATATCTGTTACATTAAATCGTCATCGAATAAACTTGGTTGTTCAGTGGCTTTAGGAGCATCTTTTACATCTCCCGGCTTACGCTTTAATACCCAAAGAGTATTACGTGAAGCATCCGGGAACATAGGAGCCATGATATTGGCAATGAGATTTGAGTCATAATACTCTTTAAGAGCATCAAACATTTTCTGCTGCCAATCATTCATCAGTGGCTTATAGTCTTTAGCCGAAGCAAATGTACCGAACTTCTTTACTATGTTGAAGTGTTTCAGCAATATGCCTTCAAGCTCCCAATGGTCAAACTCTTGCACATCAACTCCGCGGCCATCGCCTGAGTCATAAGTATGATTACCAGCTGCTCCTACAGATGGGTCATAGTTTGGAGTTGAAAGGTAATAAGTAGCGTTATTATTGCCACAAGCCTTAAAGTTCTCCAAAAATGCATCTGCATTCTGTTTGCCAACATGCTCGAGCACTTCAAAAGCACAGACTTTGTCAGCATTAAACTTGCTGAAATCCATGTAGTTTTTAACAAGGTCAGCAACATAGAAATGAGCCCAAGGTACATTGGCATACTTCTCAGCTGCTTCTTGAATTGTTTTTTCGCGAATATCGATACCGATATATTCTTTCTGCTTAAACTTGTTTCTGTATAATACCTCAAGCAAGTTAGCAGCTCCACAGCCAAAATCAACAATGGACTCGCCAATCTTGGCTTCTTTCAAGATATGAGTCCATCGCAGATAATGCGCAAATTGGTCTCTGTGGAATACGTGACGCTCAAAGGCCTGGTCAGGTCTGAGGTCTGTTGTGTTATACACTTTTGCCATAGTTAAAAAATTGTTTATTTGTTGAAAATATCTTTATGCTCTTCCAGATAGTCATTCATAGAGCCCATGTAAGCTACTGCATCAAGAAGATTATCCTCTTTGTGTGCATAAGCCTCACGCGATAACTTAAGAGCTATCATAGCTCTATACATACCAGCAGTTGTTATTTGCTGGTCTTTAGGCGACATCAAGTTATAAAGAGCCGCTGCTCTTTCCATTGATGCCTGGAATGGCCCATATTGACGCTCTTTTTCCTCTGAGCGTTCATTTACAATCTTGTTTGCTTGTTCTAATATATTACTCATGCTTTGAAACTATTTATTATTTTATCTTTTAACTCTGGATTATTCTCAAGCATTTCTACAAAAAGGTCTGCTGCAACGTTTATACTTAAACTGCCTCATATCGTCATTTTCTTGGAAATACCTAAGGAAAACCAGTATTTCCTTAAGCATTTCGTTATTCTCTTTTAACAGTTTAAGTATCTCATCCATTACAGCATCGATTTTAGTTCTGCTTTTAATCTTTTTGCATCAGCACCTCTAAATGTTTGTGCATTTGCCAAGAAGTATCTAACAATATCTCCTGCAGTATCATAAAAATACATAGCATTCGGATCTGAAGTATCAAGTGTTAGCATTGCCTCTAAATAAGGCACTGCACCAAAATATACATTAAGCCATGTTGACTTTATATCTTTGGCTATTTGCTGAAAGGTTCTTTTCTTGTCCATTTTATTATCTTTATTTAGATATGCGAATATACTAATTTTCTCCGAGAATAGAAAATTTTTTCATTATAAAATGCACTCACTTAACACTTCTTAACTTGGCCAGATTTTATTGCTCTTCTGGATATTCTATTTGCAGTAATTCTTTGCAAAATTGAATAACTTGCTCATAATTATTATATGCAGTTTGAGTAATAATTCTCCGCTGAAGTATTGTTAGCTTATTTTTAATAATAAACTTATTTATGTTAAGAGAGAGAGTTTTATCATTGCATCTTCTTTTATCTCCTAACTGAATAGCTAACTGAGCATAATGAATACATTTCTTTATATCCTGCACTCCATTTTTAGCTTTATACCTACTAATATATTTTATAATGCATCCTTGTATAAAAGAGCATCTTAAAGCAGTTATAAGTTCTATTGGTTGCATAGCCATATCTTTATAATGGCTACCACCTATTTGTACATCTGTTGCTTTCATATCAATATACTTTACGTTTACGATTATCTGGTATATACCCATTTGCTACTCTCAGTTCATCCATAAACATAACAGAATTGTAATGCTTAGGAAATTCTTTTATCACCTTAAAGCTTGCTGTTTTATCTTTCACAAAGCTATTATCGTCTACAGGCTCTACATATCCAAGTTTTACAAACTTATAAAGATACGCGGTTTCTGAGTTTCTACCTGGCTCTTTACCAAGCAGAATTTCTTTTGAACTTACTACTTTGCCAACATTATCGTTAACAAATTTTACCATTTCCGGAAATACCGGAGCTTGTTTTCCATTACGTCCCATATTACATAAATTTTTTATATTTGTCAATTTTTGCTTTTATGCTATCCATTAAGGCATTTTGCTTTTTATCTTTTGCTTTAAGTGCTCTGATTACATCTTCATCGTGAGTGCCTTGCAATATCAAATGATTTATAACAACATGATTTTGCTGTCCTTGCCGATATAATCGAGCATTAAACTGTTGATATAATTCAAGACTCCATGTTTGCCCAAACCAAACTATTATGCTACCTCCTGCTTGAAGATTAAGCCCATGGCCTGCTGATGCTGGATGTGCTAACATAACTTGTATTTTACCAGCATTCCAGTCTTCAATATCTTTATTGTTTTTAAACTCTCTTGGCTTATATTTTTTAAGATATTCCACGATTCTATCCCTATCGAATTGATAGGTCCATGCTACAAGCACAGATTGGCCATTTGCATCTTCAATTATCTCCTTAAGAGCTTCAAGCTTAATATCATGAATTGGAAACACATTTCTTTCTTCATCATATATAGCTCCATTAGCAAATTGAAGTAATTTATTTGAAAGGGCAGCGGCATTGACTACGTTTACTTCCACAGGCTTTTCAACAAATACTGAATTACCATTTTCGTCTTCTTGCTCAATCGTTTCAGTAGCACTTATTAAGTCAAGCACTTTATTCTTTTCAAAGTCATCGTATTGCTTCTTTAGAGCTTCAGGCATTCTAAGCTTTATATAGTTATCTGTCCTAAACGGCATTTCAAGATAATCATCGGCTTTCATGCTTATGCAAATATCCTCTATTTTCTTATGTATTAGATATTCTGAGTCACTCATCAAATCGTATGAATATACGACATGACCATTCGTTTGACCTGGCCGAAAATACCTTTCTCTATATCTGGATATTGTCTTTTCAAGGCGCTCGCCTCTATCCATAAGATATATTTGAGGCCACAAATCAATAAGTCCATTTGGAGCGGGTGTACCAGTTAGTCCTACTAACCTTTTAAGATAAGGTCTTGCGCCGCGTAATGCCTTAAAACGCTCTGATTTATAAGACTTAAAACTGCTAAGCTCATCGACTACTACCATATCAAAAGGTAATTTGCCTCCACCATATAAAGCACAAAGCCATGCAACATTATCTCTTGATATGATATAAATATCAGCTTTTGTTTCCATAACAGCTGCTATTCGCTGTTTAGCAGTACCTATAATCTTAGAAAAGCGCAAATGCTTTGTATGTTCCCATTTCTCTGCTTCTTCTTGCCAAACTGACTCAGCCACTCGTTTTGGAGCTATAACTAATACAGAATTAACTTCACAATAATCAAACATCAAATAATTTATAGCAGTAAGAGTTGATATGGTTTTGCCAAGGCCCATATCTACAAATACACCGCAAAATGGATGCTCGATTATATGCTGCACGCAAGCTAATTGGTATTTATGTAAATCTGTTTCTTTCATCTTTTGTTACTGTTAAATATAGCTAAACAAGCTAAACCAAACAAAGCACCTATTATAAATGCAACTATGTTACTTATCATAAATTATACTATCTATAAATTGTTCAACGCCTTTTATCGTATCTATTACTTCAACTCTAAAACCCAAAGCTCTAAGCTTATTGTGCATATATGCCTGTATGCGTTTAGGCTTTCGTCCAGTTGTTTTTAATTCCACAAAAACTATTTTATGGCCTGGAAATAAGCACATTCTATCTGGTAAGCCTATAAGTTGGTCACACAGCAGTTTTATACACATGCCACCATTTATCTTAACAAGCTCAACCAATTTGTGCTCTACAACTTTTTCACTGTCTACCGTCTCTTTCTTCATAAGTTAAATTTATTGAACTTACAGTTACTCCAAGTATTTGCAATGACCGGTTAAGCTTATCTTTAAGATTTTTCTTGAATTGGGCTACATCATTGCAAGCATTCTCTTCTGTTACATGGTTTTCATCATATTTTATTGTTCTTAAAGAACCATCGGAGAATTTGCATACAACTATTAGTATTACATATTTCATAACCTGGCCATATAAATGTTATACTCACACTTATCCAAATTAAATTCCAGTCTGTCAACACAAAACTTTTGGCCATTGTATATAACAACCGTTTTGACAGATGGAATATGTTCTATATTTCTTGTTACAAGAAGCACAGAATTACGGTAATTTCCGTATTGCATTTTATAAAAATTTGCTATCATAATAAGCTATCTTTACGTTTATAGTATTTCTGTTTACCATATAAAGGAAAGTTCTTAGTGGATGCTATAGCTTCCCATTCAGGCAATGACCTAAGAATTTCATTAACCTCCCTGGTATTATATCTTGACATTTCTGTCTTATCTTTGCCGAGGCACTCACACCATACTTCAGCAATGCAGACAAAATCTTTTTGTACTGTACCGTTTTTAGACAACGGGTCTTCAAGCCAACGTCTTCTGTCGTACAGGTCCATTTTATCCCAATCATCTGGAAATTTAGTATTAAGGTATTCTTCAATAATACCTTTTCGTTCATCTGCCTCTGAGTGTTTATGTTGCTCAATCTTAGCAATTATGTCTTCATCACCAACAAGGTATAAAGGCTCTTTTGCCAAATATAGTTGATATGCTTCAGCCCATATTTGATTTATTTCATCTTGTGTAAGGTCATCATTTACAGACTTTGTAGCATATTCTGGCCTTACGTCTATAGGCATAAATCGTCTATTTCCTGTCGGGTCACGTAAGAAATCTTTGTTGTTAGTAGTACCAAAAAATACGCATTGGCGCTTATATGTTTCTACTGTTCTACCATACGCCGGTCTGAACACATCTTCTCTTTTTGATATGTAGTGCTTTATTGACTCTACTTCTGCTTTCTTAAGGCCTGAAAGCTCTGCCATTTCAATCAGCCACGCCCCTTGTATCTGTTCAAATGACTCCTTGCCCTGCACAGTCGTGAATGTATCTGAGAACCATTCCATGCCGAGCTTTTTAACGAAAGTACTTTTATATGTTCCTTGTTCTCCGACAAGTATAAGCGCTGTGTCGAACTTAATACCTGGCTCGAATACCCTCGCAACAGCCGCCACCAACGTCTTCCTAATGGCGGCTCTAGTATAAGCGTTATCTTCTGCTCCAAAATAATCAATCAATAATGTATTAACTCTCGGTATGCCATCCCACTTTTGAGCACATATATACTCTCTTATCGGATGGAACTTTTTCTTTTCAAATTCAAGCGCAAGCGCGTCGTCCACTTTTTGACTTGACACAATGCCATAAACACACTCAATGTAATTACGAACACCAGAATAGTCAACATCACGAAGAGGCTCCACAGTATCGACTTTACGCCATGGTAACGAACGTGTAACATATCTTTTATTATCAAAAATGTTTAGCTTAAATACATCTTTTAAGAATTGATCATGCTGAATTATTATATTCAAGTTATTGGCAGAATTATCATATTCGCCTTTTGTATTAGCGTCAAGCTCTTCTGTCCATGAAGTATCATATTCTTCAGGAACTTCTGCTTTTGCTTCTTCTGCAAACTCGAATTTAGCTTCAGCAAACTTTTCTTCAGCAATATGCTTTTTTGTTGTAGAGTCCTTAGAGGCAAATTCTTCCATTGCCTTAAAGCTCTTTTTATCTTTGTCTTCTTTTTCTTTGCCTGTATCTAAATGGCCAAATTTATGTATGCGAACTAAGTCAAATGCATTACATAGTCTACCTCCAGCAGGGTCTGTTCCATGATGAGAATATGCAAATTTATCATCATAGACTATTAAGCCCGCAGCTGTAGAGCCATTTATATATGTATATCGTCCTTCTCCAGCTGGTGTATATACATCTGAAAGAAAAGTCTCAATAGCTTCTTGCATAGTATAAGTACGGCAGAAAACACCAATTATGCCTTTTTTATCTTCTGGGTCCTCTTGCTTTTTGATAGCTTGCATTATTACATCTGTGCTATCTGTAGCAGTTGGCCATTCGCTTGTATCATGCCAATCATCATATAGCCCAAGAATATAATCGGCTTCAAGAAAAGGTCCGTCTTGAAATTCAAAGTAGTACTCCATATCTGATGATACAGACGGCCAGAACATAAGTCTATTTACATCAAAAGTCGACTGATCAAACAAATCAATGTTTAGGTCTCCAGCGACTTTTCGAGCAATAGCTTGATACTCTTCTTGCGATACTTCTCTATCAAGTGGAATTATCAATCTGTGTCGTGGCTTTTCAGGACATGACTTGTGAGTTGAATGAATAACCGCGGCACAATCAAATAGCATTGTAAAATCCCACCAAAAGTTCTCGTGAGAAAAGTCAATATCCAATGTAATTAACTTGCGGTAAAGTACATTTGTTTTATCACGCCTACCATTTGTAAGAAATCCGCCTACAAATCCGCCTACATCTTTTATCTTACTTTGCTCTTCTTTTGTGGCACTCATAAACCGCTTATATGTTTCAGCGGTTACTACAGGAGTAGCTAGCTTTTGAACTAAATTGCTCCAAGTAATTTTGGTATTTTTCCATACTTTACTTGAAACATTTAGTCCAACTGCTATGCTTAAATTTCCATCATATTTTAATTTACCTACTTGCATAATCATTACTTTTGATAAAAGTCCATAACTCCACCATCAGCATTAAGTGGTAAATCATAAGCCCATGAAGGAGGAGTGGACATTATCTTAACCAAATTATCATACCATTCTTGTGCATTAATCTCTGGAACTTCTGTTATTACTTCATCGTGTATTGAACCAACAATTCCATAACCAGCTTTTTCCATTCTAAGCATAGCATCAGCTAATAAATCTCTTGATACTGCTTGCACAATATTTTCTGTTAATTTGCCACCATACGTGTCTATACTTATCCATTGTTTTGTTGTCTGGTCAATACCTCTATAGCATAGGCTACGAATAGGCATAGATGAACGACCTATTTTTTTATCTTTAAATTCTGGCTTATAATAAAATAGTTTTCTACCAACGGGTAGTTCTATTGTCATAAACTCTCCATCACAGTCAAATATCACGTTTTTACTTGTACATTTTACGGCTCTGTGGTATCTAACTGCTTCTTTAGATGCTTCATCTATTTCTTTCCACATGTCTACAATAGCTGGATTTGCTATTCGCCATTTGCGCACAAGGCCTATCATTTCAACATTTGAAAGTCCCATTTTGTCTCCTCCCATGCGCTTTAACGCGCCAAGACCGCCTTCATAGCCGAGCGCAAGTTCTGAAATTTTTGATTTGTCACGAAGCACTGAGCCTTTTTTAATTTCAGACTTTGGTACTCCAAACATCTTTTCTCCAGTTGCTTCATATATCTTACCATCGCCGTGAAATACATCTAATCGCCACTTTTCATTAGCAAGCCAAGATATTACTCTTGCTTCAATTGCAGAAAAGTCTGCAACTGCGTACTTCATATTCTTTGGTGGTATAAGAGCTGTTCTTACTAATTGCGACAAAATATCTGAAACATCATCATACATCATTTCAACAGATTCCCAATCTCTCGCTCTAATCATTTCGCGCGGTATTTCTATGTGTGATACATGATTTTTTGATAGATTCTGTAATTGCAATAGCCTACCTGCCCATCGTCCAGTTCTATTTGCACCATAGAATTGAAATGTACCACGGACTCTATGGTCTTTCATGGCACAATTAAGCATAGCATAATACTTCTTAATAGACGTTTTTGAGAGCTTTTTGCGTATATTAAGCAACTCGATAACATCTGGATAATCTGCAAACTCTTTCATTAAATCAGGCATTGTTTCCTTTGAAAGTGACATAACAACACATCCTGTTGTCTTTTCAATCCATTGCCTAATTTGAACAGGCGAGTTTGGATTTTCAAGCCCTGTTAGCTGTTGAGCATGTTGCGTTAAGATAGAAGTATATGTGTTATCTACTGCGATAGCAGACTCTGCTAATTCCATATCAACCAAAATACCTCTATCGTTTATATTCTGGTCAAGCACATACATCTTGCGCTCAATATCAGGAATGATATATGCCTCTAATCTCTTAAATATCTCACGCTCTGCAAGCACGTCATACTTGTTATATTCCTTATACATTTCCCACTTTTCAGGAGCATGTTCAGGATAATTCCGAGTACGCATGCCATTAACTCGAGTTGCTTTGCATGGGCATGAGAAGTATTTAATAAGCGCTTTACCAGTATCTAGCTTTTTATCTGTAAGATTAAGAGCCTTTGATACTCCGTCCAAAGAAAGTGGTAAACCACAATACGCAGCTTTTACAGAGGTACAATACCACTGCTCTGCTGGAACATTATATCCTATACGCTTAAAGCTCAAGCGCTCAAATACTGCATTATGTGCCACTTTTACACAATCCGGGTCAAGCAAAGCTTCTTCAAACTCTTCAGGCATTTCTTCACCTTGAGCCAAATCTACTATCTTTACCGGGCCATCATCTAAAGCATATCCTATTATAAGAATTTCAAAGTCTGGTGACTCAATATACTTATAAGCTCCAGACTCTTTAATATCTACAGATGAATATGTTTCAACGTCTATAAAAAGATTTTTTGCCATTATATTTCATTTATGTATTATAATAGGAGTATAGACGGGACTCGAACCCGCATAACAGGCAACAAATCAATGCTACTCTGTGGTTTTACCATTAAACTACTATACTCATTAATGCAGAGAGGAAATTACATCATATCGTCATCCTGAACAGCATTATCTCCACCGAAATCTTCTTCAGCTGTTGAGCCACCAGCCAACATCTCTCCATCTTCGAGCTTCTGGAGATTGTTCAATCCAGCAGCGACGCCTTTGGATGAAACATTGAAAGCATAGAAGTTGATTGAAGCGCGGCCATAACAACCTGAATAGAACTCGTCTCTGCTCATGATTGGATTGAGTGAGCGGTCTACAATACTCGGCTGACGCATTGAGTTTGCATTGATGAAATAATGGTTCTCAAATGCTGGGTCATCCGGACGCTCTTCATCGCCATCGCGCAGAGGCAATTTGAGGTTTGCTGGAATACGGCCATTCTTATCTACGAGTTTTGCCTTACCTGCTTCCTTTGCAGCTTCTATGGCTTTCTTAATTTTGTCAATAGTAGCCGTATCGCTCTTAGGAATAAGAACGCAGATATTGTACTTAGGAGTATCGCCCTCATTCATAGCTGTGGGCTCGAACACATTTACATAGCAAAATCTTACTTTGCCAGTTACAACCTTGGTTGAATTTACTTGATTACTCATTGTCTTTTAATTTAAGTTGTTATTATTACTTTTTTCTATTATTTCTCATATAACCTTTAAGCTTTCTATGTTTAGCTTTAAAGTTAATACAATTGATACCATATCCAATCATATTATTGGGGTCATGACCAAAAGCAGTTCCTACCAATTTTGGTGATATAATAAAAGGATTACGTTCCATGCTAAAAAATATTATTCGTCTTTGAAATCTAATTGTGCTTGAGCATATCCCATTGCTGGTCTCTTGTCTTCAAGCGGTACAAGAGTAGGTTTGCCTTGTGGCTTGATAACCACATCTGAGAGTATTTCCTCAAAACGCTTTTTGCCTACTAACTTCTCAATAGAAGTAATTGGCTTAAGCTTCATATTGAAAATCTCATCTTCTGAAAGTTCAGGGCAACGCGCAAAAATTGCATTAGAAGCTTGGTCTTCGTCAACCCATTTGCGTCGACTAATTCCTTCAACTAATTTAAGCCCCGGCCATTGCTTATTCTCGTTAACCGCTTTAGTTTGTGCATATTCTGCTATTGAATTAGCCCATTCTATAAGCTTAGGCACGCACTTAACTATATCAGCAATCTCATCATCGGTTAACAACTCTGGGTCTGCGAATTCGTGTTGTGCAATTTCGAGTTGTGCAATTTCGAGTTGTGCAATTTCGAGTTGTTGCTCATAAAGCTTACGACACTGATTACGCACAGCGCAAAATCTACACCAATCTCCAGCATTGAGTTCTCCTTTACCTTCAAAAGCAAGTTCAGCTCTTGGTCTAAGCTCCTCTTCTGCCCATCTGCGGAGTTCTTCAACAGATATTTGCCAACTTGATATATTGTTAATGCGAGGCTGTATAATAGTCAATCGCACTTCCGTTATATCATACATTGTATCATATTTCTGCAAAGCTCCAAGCCCATAAAGCATAAGTTGCTTATTCCATTCAGCATATACTGGAACACCTTTTCCATATTTTAAGTCAATAACTTCCACAAGGTTGTCATTGATAACAACACAGTCAGCTGTTCCAAAGCTTTCAGGCACATATTCTGTCAAATCGAGTTTCTGCTCAATTTCCATGACGGCTAACGGATTTTCAGTTTTTGCTTCAGCTAATTGTTCTGAGCAATAATCCGTATAGATAGGTATAACTTCAAGCATTTCCTCGCTGAACAGGTCATTTGCCATTATCTCTTCGAGCCTTTGGTCAAAGTCTTGCTCACTAATGCTGTTAAGTGTATCTTTTCTCAGGTAAAGCTCTGAGAGCTCATGAGCTAATGTACCTTCTTCTGCATATACCGAAGACTTCTTTTCTCCGTATTCATCTTCAAGCTTGGCAGACGGAGTACAATTCAGCCATCTTCCTGCTCCAGAAGCCGAGAGGAGTGCATGACTCCTCTGACTATGTTTCTGTGGTTTAGTACTACTTGTCGCTTGAGCCATATTCTTTTATCAATTTTGCCAAATAACGGCATTGAATAGCACGCTGAGCATAAAGCTCTGGATTTTCTCTGCGAAACTTCTGAGCTGCTTTTTGCAATTTCTTTGTACTCGACATAATTACAGTGACTCTAAGAAGTTATACATTTCATCATACTTAGCCGGGTCAAGCTTTGTTACACTCGGGGCTCCAAGCTCATTGAGTTTCTGCTTGATTACGTCGCGATGCTCATTGACCTTCTTTGCAAGCATTCCGCGAACATCCTCAATGCTCTTAGAGGCAGAAGAAGCAGCCGGAGCAGCAGGTGCTGAAGGAGCAGGCTCGGCAGCGCTCTGAGTCTGGGCAGGTGCCGCAGGCTGAGGAGTAGGTTTTGTGGGAGCTGGCTTTGCTAGTGCAGCAGGAGCAGGTTTAGAAACTGAAGCGGCTACTTGAGCTCCACTTGGAACTCCTGCTGCAAACAATGAAGTTAAAAACTTCTGCGTATTTTCAGACAGGTTTACGCTAACCTCAACAGAAATTTTAATGGTTTCCATTTTCGTAATTTTTAATGAAGTTATCTAAATAGTTAATAAACTCGTTTACTGTCATATCTGGTACGTTTGAGAGTTTTTGGTGGATAAGCTCATTATTCTTATATATAGATACGTACACGCCTTTATAATTCAGCTTTACTTTATATTCGCCTTTCAGCATTGTTAGGTATCCATCTTCAGATGAACCTTTCCAAGTATTTGCTGAAAACAAATCAGTTACTAACACGCCAATATGATTGGCCAGTCGCTCTAACTGTATAACATCCAAATTGGCTTCACCCTTTAACACACGGTCAAATGCCTGTTTCGGATATTTAACAGTAGGAAATAACACCTTCGCTAAATCTTCCGTATTTAGCTTGTAGTGCTCAATTACATTACCTATATTAAATTGTTCCATATTTTGGTGAATTTTATTATCTTATTTTCGATATGCAAATATACAAACTATTCTCGAAAGAAAAAAATTTTTCCATTATTTTTTGAGAATTTATTTGTTAAAAATAATTAAACAGCAATTTTAGTGCGGCTTTGAAATTGCTGTAAACAAAGAAACAATAAAAACAATGCCTCTATATATTTCAAACTTAATTTCTTAATTTCCGATTAACATTAAGGTTAATAAGAAATATCGGCTTTTAATACGAAAAGATTTAATGAAATTATTGTTTCTTTGTTTACAGTATATATAAGTAATTGATTTTGAGCACTTTAGGCATAAACAATGACTTGTTTATATTGTTTCTGTTGTTTACCGCTTTATGAAGTATTTTGCACACAGCCATATAATTACTAAGGCTATGGCGGTTATCAGGTATTCACCAATATTAATTTTTATCTTTTGCCATTTAGTAAGCCGAGCTTCTACAGGGTATGCAACTTGAATTGTATCAACTTTTTCTCGCCAAAGAGTATCATGCTTTTCTATGTATTTATACAAGTATTTATATTTACTGAGATACACGGTATCGCCTTTGCGCTCTACATAGATTGAATCTCTATGATATATGCTATCAATTTTGGTCTGAGATAAGTAAGTAGTATCTCTTTTCGTTGTTTCCACTGGCACATATTGAATTGACTTACAGCTATATAATATAGTGGCTAAAAATATAAGTGTAATTATTCTCGCTAATTCTCGCATAATCTTTGAGTTTTATTTGTTATTATTCATATTTAATATAAAAACCATTCTCGCACATAAGAAATTATTGCGAGAATGGTTTTTATACACTTCAGAGATCTTTATACTCGTACTTAGCATCAAAGCTGGGGCATGCCTTAGCTGCAAATTCTCTGTGTCCATGAATAGTAGCATTTGGGTATTTTACCTTTAAGCTTTTCAGCAATTCGAGTAAAGATTGCTTTTGAGCCTCAGTGCGCGTATCTTTAGGAGTTTTACCGTCTTTAGCAACGCCTCCTACATAGCATATTCCTATAGAATTTGCATTTTGACCTGAGCAGTGGGCTCCAACTACACTTTCATCTCTGCCTTTATGAACAGAGCCATCGAGCTCAACCACATAGTGATAACCAATATCTTTCCAATGATTACCATTCACATGCCAATCTCGTATGGTCTCAGTTTTAACATCTCGTCCTTCAGGAGTAGCAGAGCAATGGACTATGATTTTATTTATCTTTCTCATTTCTTTTTGTCGTTTAAGGCGATTATTTTTGTTATTTCATTAAGTATTTCGTGGCCTTGCTCTGCAGTGGCTGCTTGCACAATCTTCTTTACTATATCAGGTACATCTGCAGCATGAGCCTTTTTGCGTTTACTATTTTCCACAACAGATTTACCTTCAATATAGATTACAGCTATAGTGCATAGAATTGTGGCAAATGGAATTATATAGAATGATAATAAGCTTCCAAGTATATCAAACATAAGAGCAAAAAGCATCAGCCTTACATAATCGCCGATTTTTATAATTGTTCTACGAAATCCATGCGACATCAACGCTTGGCCAAGTGCTTTTGCTGTTGTTGTTCCACTCCAGAAGTCTACGATACTGCTTAGTATCATAAAAATCCAGCAGACTAGAATAATGCCAACTCTAATAGCTATGAAAAACGTCAGTCCGTCAAAGTTCTTGGCTTCAATCAGTTCTAACATACTATACGAATTTTTCCCAGTCCAACTTGATTGCTTTTCCGATTGCGTCAGCAGTCCATCTGCAGAAAATCATGCCATCATACCCATCTGGGTCATTGGCTACTTTATAAGCAGCTCTGAGGCATGATGCTTCATCTTTAAGAGGGTCAGGATAAAGGTCTGCATAGTACATATTAGCAAGATAAGTTACATCTCCATTTGTAACTTTGCCAGGAATGCTCAATCCTAAACTTTCCATAGACTTTTTGACTTGGCTTGCAGTCCAAGAGTGCTGTTGGCCATTAGCATTTACCATCATTTTACTTACGTGCTCTGCAAGAGCATCTGTAAAGTGATAGCCGTGCTTTTTGACATACTCAGAATATCCTTTAGCAGACATAAGAGCATTTGCTGTTTGCTCGTAAGGTAAATCGAATTTGACCTTATGCTCACCGTGAGGAGTAGCTATTCTGCTTTCTACTACTACATCCTCTTCATCTTCGTGCTTCTTATCATGGTCGCACGTATGATGCTTTACTATGATACATTTTAATCTGTGTCCCATAACTTTTAGCTTTCAAATTTTTTGATGAAATTCTCCATCATTTCCTGCTGCTTTTTCATGAGTTCTTTCATTTCACCGATAGAACCTTCAATCTTGCCGAAGCGCTGCTCTGTTTCTTGCTTTTCCTTATACATAGGATTAAGTTCTGCGAGTAATGAAGGAGCTTTGTCAATGATGTTTTGAGCTTTAGAAGCAGAAGCCAAAACCACCGTTTCTAAACAAGGCAAGGAACATAAGATAGGCAAAGGGGTTGTTCATCCATTGATTTTGATTCCAACCGCCATTGTTCATCATGGCAGCGGCCATAGGCCAACCATCATTGTCTCTACGTCCATTAGCTAAAATAGCTGCAGCTAATGCATTGTCATTGTCGCCTCTGTCGCAACAATAAATCTTTTCTACACAATTTTCCATAATAGAAAATGTTTTTAAAAG